CGACGGCTACGGCTCTGGCTACGGCTCCGGCTACGGCTCTGGCTACGGCTCCGGCTACGGCGACGGCGACGGCTCCGGCTACGGCGACGGCTCCGGCTCCGGCTCCGGCTACGGCTACGGCGACGGCGACGGCGACGGCGCCGGCATTAAAACAATCAACGGAAATACCGTACACATGATCGATAACGTGCCGACGCTGATCGATCATGTACACGGCAATATCGCCAAGGGGCGCGTATTGTCAAGTGATTTGACCCTGAGTCCATGCTATGTTGTAAAGTGCGGCGATCTGTTTGCCCACGGGGAAACGTTGCGAGAAGCAATGCGGGCGCTGAATGAAAAGCTGTTTAAAGATATGCCAGTGGAAGAGCGCATTAAAGCATTTCTTAAAGCGTTTCCGAGCGATGGCAAGTACTCCGTCAAGGCGTTTTTCGACTGGCACAATCGACTGACGGGCAGTTGCGAGATGGGCAGGAAAGTTTTTGCGCGGGAGCACGAGATCGATATTGAGCACGGCGAGATGACCGTGAATGAATTTATCCGTCTGACGAGAAACGCCTATGGCGGAGAGGTGATCCGCGAGCTTGAGAAAGCGAGGAAGAAGGCATGATCCACGACAGCTGCGAAGGATGCAGACACAACCTCGGCGGCGGATGCTGCCGGATCAACGAGGAGGCCGAGTGCGGGGCCGGAGACAGGGAGCTGTGGGAGGAAATGCAAGATGAATGACGCTCTGTTTTCGAGCAAAACATGTGAATGGGAAACACCGCAGTATTTTTTCGACGGATTGAATGCGGAATTTCGGTTTGACTTGGACGTTTGTGCTACACATGGTAACGCGAAATGCTCCAGATATTTTACGCGAGAAGAAGACGGTCTTACGCAAAATTGGGACGGCGTGTGCTGGATGAATCTGCCCTATGGACGCGAAATCGGACAGTGGGTCAAAAAGGCGTATGAATCCGCGCAAAATGGCGCGACGGTCGTCTGCCTGCTGCCCGCGAGGACAGATACGGCATGGTGGCATGAGTACTGCATGAAAGGTCAAGTCAGATTTATCCGTGGCCGCTTGAAATTTGGGGGGGCGCAAAACAGCGCGCCGTTTCCGAGTGCGGTTGTAGTATTTGACGGGCGACAGGAGGGCTGACAATGGCTGAGTTTGTGGAGGTCATGAAACAGGCGCGGCGGATATGTCTTGAACATCCGGGCGATTGTGATGGATGCCCGCTGCATGATGATGAGGGGTTGGCCTGCCGGTTTGATCTCGCCGAAAAGTATCTTTACGACGATACCACGGAGCGCATCGTGTTGAAATGGGCGGAAGAGCACCCCGAGTACCCGAGCTGGTATCAGTATCAGGAGACGACGTTCCCGGGGCACACGCGCTGGATTTGCCCGATGGCGTTTGGCATTGAATGTCCAAGCAAAAGCACGACAGATGCGCATACATGCAAGGTATGCAGGGACAATCCCATCCCAGCCGTGGTTGCGGAGAAGCTGGGGATCAGGCCGAAGGAGGAATGAACGATGCCGAAGTACATTAACGCTGAAGCGCTCAAGGCGGCTGTAAGCGCGTATTGCGACAAACAGAGGGCGCACCCTCTCAGCAGACTGGAGGATGTGCTGATCCGCGACGTGCTGGACATCATCGACGCAGCCCCCGCCGCAGACGTGGTGCAGGTGGTCAGGTGCAAGGACTGCGTGTGCATGGGCAAGCGGCCTCCGCTGCCCGAGGGATACCGGGAGGATTGCGGCTGGTGCATGCTGCATGGGCGCGTGGTACTGCCGGAGGATTATTGCAGCAATGGAGAGAGGATGGATGACAATGAGAGCGCCTGAAGAAATCAAATATGCGTTGCATTGGTGCAGGAATAGTGATGCAAATAATCAGTGCCTCGGATGCCCATATAAAAAAATAGAGGATTGCGAACACGCTCTTGAGGCTGATGCCCTCGCCTACATCCAACAACTTGAAGCGCAGATGGTGCGTGATCTCGATGCAGCGCAGGGAGCGCATTGGATTCCGTGCGCGGGGAAGTCACATATTTGGTATTGCTCAAGATGCGGTGAAAGGATTAACTACAATCAGGCACGCAGGACGTATAAACCTGAGGGAAAGCCTGTACACGAAGTGAATCGGTGGTGCAGGGGATGCGGAGCAAAAATAATGGAGGGATGATGATGGGTGATCTGATCAGCCGTGAAACGGCGGTGGCGATCCTGCGGGCAAAAGCAGACATGACGATTGGAGAGGTTAAGGACGCAGCCTCATTTTTCGACCATTGCGCCAACATGATCGAGAAACTTCCCGCCGTGGACGCGAAGATCGACGGAAACACTTCCGACGGCTATCACACATTCAACGAGCTGTACCACCATCGCGCGGTACTTTTCTCGGTAATCGTAAAAGCGTTCCCCGAGCGAGCGTGGAAGTCCAGAAAGCATCACGATGGTACAATGTACGACGGGATGTTTATTGTCGGGATTGACACGCCGCAAGGGCAGGCCACCTATCATTACGATGTTGATCCGTATTGGGAAATGTTTGCATGCCGGGAGCTTGACCGTGCGCCGGAATGGGACGGACACACTCCCACGGAAGCAATAGCTCGAATCGGCGCGTTGGAGCCGGTACGACACGGGAAGTGGATAGCTGCGGATGGGATGCTTCCGCCGGGATACCGCGGTAAAAAATACTGCTCTGTCTGCTTTGAATTTGCGTTGCACGACTGCTTCGGCAGGGAGCGACTGTCCTGGTACTGCCCGTTCTGTGGGGCGATAATGGAAGGAGGCGAAAGATGATACTCGCTGTATTTTTGCTTTTTGCATGGCCGTTGTTGTACATTTGGTTTGCGGGGGCGACGTTGAAACCTGATCTGTTGGTGCTGACGACTGCCATTGTGGTAACTGGGGCATTAGCTGGACGGAAGGGGGACGCGTGATGGACGGAGATGAAGTAAATGGTGGTTGACATAACGCCGCGGCAGTGCGAGATACTCGCCCAATTTATCCTCAACCACTGGCACGGGGCGGAGGAATACAAGGACGACGCTGACGGCATGCTGGAGTTGCTCAATGCGCAGAAGGCGTTGGAGAAGGCCAGCAAAGATTGCAAGGATTTTACCCCGAGGCCGTACATCCCCTACATAGATACCGGCTGCAAGGCGGTGGGCAAAAGCCGGTCGGAACCCCGCCGCCGGGGGATCAAGATCGAAATCAAGTGGGAAAGGAGCGAAAAAGAATGAAAACCAAAGATATGATGGTCTTTGACTGGGATAAGGCCGCGCGGCTGATTGCACAGAGAAAGCCTCGGATTGCGATGGCTGGGCTGCGCGGGGACTGGGAATTTACCGGCGGCGTGATCTATGAGGACGGTGTGCTGGTTACTAAGGACTACACCTTTCTCGCGTCCTCGTGGGCTGTCCCGGAGCTTGACATGGACGGGGAGACCGTCGAATGCTATAAGATGGAGGCTGAAACGCCGAAGTGGGATGCGCATACCAAATGGCCCAAGAGCGCGGTGGAAATCTATAGGGAGCAGCTTGAGGAGGGTTGACAATGGCGATTGCCGGAATTCTGTATTTCGTTTGGCCGCTCTTATATGCTTTGATGGCGGGAGAAGAATTTTCATGCAATATGATGGCTTTGACCGCGGCAATTGTTGTTGCCGGTGCTTTGGCTGGGCGAAAGGGGGACGTGTAATGATCGCCATCTGGATCGCAATCGGCATCGTCGCCGCGCTCGGCCTTGCGACGGTGTACGCCTGCATCGTCGCCGGGAGCGACGCGGACGACGAATATGAGCGGTGGGAAGAGTCGAGACACAAGGAGGAGGACGAAAGATGATCAAAATCGAACATGTCGAAACCTTTGGCTGGGAAACCGCCGTCCGCGGCCTTAGAAATCCGTTGAACAGTTGGGAAAGGGCAGATAGCAGCAGCCTTAAGGACTATGAGGGTTACTCAATCGGCTACATGGTCGGGCCGGATGACAAAAGGCTGATGAAGTCTCTCGTCAAAGCCGGAACCGATCACAGTAAATTCATGCGCATGATCGGAATTGGCATGGACATTACCAGCCATCAGGTGTGGTGGGCAGAGTTTGACACCTACAAGGTCGGCACCGTCAGAAATTCATGCTCAAAGATGCATACGATTCACATCAAATCCTTTGAGCCTGACGATTTCAGCCACGAGGGGATTGATGAGGTCGGAGGGGGGACGAAGGAACTGTTTCTGCGCGTACTGGTGGAGCTTGAGGCACTGCGTATCCTGTTCAACGAGACCAAAGAGCGTAAATATTGGCGCGCGATTATCGAGCTGCTGCCGAGCGGATATAATCTGAGGGCAACGGTGACGTTGAATTACGCAGTCGCACGAAACCAGTATCACGCGCGGAAGAACCACAAGCTGGACGAGTGGCATGACTACTGCAAAATGCTTGAGGCGCTGCCCCTCTCCAACCTGATTACGATGGAGGCGCAGAAGGAATGAGCCATAGCAGCATTCCCAGCCGCAACCCCAGCGGCTGCCTCGATCTCACGGCGCGAGATGCACTTGTAGCGGTGCAAAAATCGCGGGAAGAAGTCGATCTGCGGACGCAGCAGGTCATACACACCCTCAAAAAATGCATTGATCTGTGCGGCTACGATCTGCTGAATCGAATCGAACTGCGCGACCGGGAAACAGGGAGGATTTACAGATGAGCGAGTTTGCAAACAAAAAAGAGGCACCGCCGCAGACAGAGCTGAACGCCCTCGAAATCCACGGCATTGAGTTTATCGCCGGACTGGACGCGCAGATTGCGAAATTTGCGGAGGCGCTGAGGCCGAGGCTGAAAAGCCTGCCCAACGGCTGGAGGGATTTCCGGCTGGCGCAGAATCTCATCGCAAAGGCGCTGGACGGCCTCTACGCGACCATGCCCACCAAGACGCTGCTCAAGTTCCAGCGCCTCAACGAGATCGGCGAGGTCATCCTGCGCCCCAAGCCCGCGGTGCGCAAGGGACAGTACATGCAGATCGTGGACAACGACGACCTCAAGCTGCTCATTAACAAGACCATCGAGCATGAGTGCGCCATCTGTCTGCGCAGGGGCGGCGAAGTCCGCTCCTGCCCCCTGCGCCGGGCGCTCATGAGCATCTGCCCGCCAGAGGAACTGGTCAAGGACGGCTCCTGCAACTATCAGGCCGTGGCCGCCGGGAACGACCTCGGCCAGTACATCTGACGACAAAAAAGGAGGAATCAACATGCACGCAATGCAACCCCGGGAAATTACTCTCAACAGCTATCAGTACGCCGCGCGGCGCACCCAGAACGGCAAGCTCAATCCCTGCGAGCGCAGGATGCACGCGCTCCACGGCCTCGCCAGCGAGGTCGGCGAAATCCACGCCCTGTATCAGAAAACCTTCCAGGGCCATCCGCTGAACGCGGACAGCGTCGTGGACGAGCTGGGCGACCTGCTCTGGTTCGCCGCGGAGCTTGCCGACGTGCTGGGCGTGAGCCTCGAGACGGTTGCGGCTCTCAACATCCGCAAGCTCCAGCGCCGTTACCCGGAAGGGTTTGACGTGGAACATTCCCTGCATCGAGAGGAGGAATACTCCGTGAACAAGTGCATCCTGATCGGCAATCTCGCCCGAGACCCGGAGCTGCGCACCACGCAGACGGGCCTCTCCACCTGCACCATGACGCTTGCCGTCAATCGTCGCAAAAATAAGGACGGCGTGCAGGAGGCGGACTTTATAACCGTCGTCGCGTGGCGGCAGCTCGCTGACCTGTGCGCAAAATACCTGACCAAGGGCCGCAAATGCGCCGTCGTCGGAAGCCTACAGACGCGCTCCTACGAGGCCAAGGACGGCTCCAAGCGCTACGTCACAGAGGTACTTGCGGAAAATGTGGAGTTTCTTTCGCCCGCGTCTCAGCGGGAGGACGCGCCCGCTCCGCAGCCGAGCGCCGCGCCGGCCTACAATCGCCAGACCACCATGTCCGACGCAATGGCCGCGCAGGACGGATTTGTGGAAGTCAACGACGACGAGCTGCCATTCTGAATCCAGAGGAGGCGAACGCATGAAGCCGGAAATCGTACTGGAAACGCTGCAAAGCTACCGGGAAAACCTCGGACGCTGCGAATACCTGCGCATCGAGCTTGCGGAGGCGGAAAAGGTGCTGAACGATCTGGAGGGCACGGCCCGGGAGGATGCCGCCGCGCCCGGCGCGCAGAATCTCACGGGCATGCCCAGAGGCAACGCCGTAGGCAACCCCACGGAGCGCATCGCCATGATGTTCGCCTCCGGCGGCGAGCCGCGCCACATCTCGGAGCTGCGCGAGGAAATCTCGGAAAAATGGGAGGAGTATCGCACAAAGCAGAAGGCCGCGGATCAGGTGGACGCATGGATGCGCGGCCTGAACGACCGGGAAAGGTGGATCGTCCTTGGGCAGGTGGTGGACGGCCTGACGTGGCGCGAACTCATGCGGGAGCATGAAACGCGCTTCGGCGAGCCGCGCACAAAAGAGGCCCTCCGGCGGCTCCGGGAGAAATCCATGGAAAAAATCTACAGAATGGCCTCCTGACGGAAAGTTGCCGAAAATTGTGCGAAAACACTACGGATTTTTCACCTTCCCAGCTTGAAAAAGCTGTGGTAAAATAAAATCAGCGAAAGCCGTAGGATACAGATTCCATCCCTACGGCTTTTGTCTGCCAAAATTGAGGGGCGCGTCGCGTGAATCACCTCCCGCGCGACAGCGGGCGGCTCCACAAACAAAGCAGGACGGGGGCAGGGGCCATATTTTCTGGAGGCACATGTCAATCGGCGTCGGCGTGTCGCCGATTGATTTTTTGGAGGCGGTGCAGGCATGGCAAGAGAAACCGAATATAACGACTCCGTCTTTTGGGATGGAAGCGACTTGAATTTTGATTTCGAACTCATGGACGATTCCGCCTCCCGACCCGAGCAAAACCCAAATGCAGGGAAAGTCGCCGTCGGCGTGAGAACCTGCGAGCGCCACACGTTCCGCCGCGCAATGAGCGAAGCGGCGCTGGAAAACGCGATGGACTGGCACTTGCAGCCGGGATACGCCTACCACGTCATTTCTGCCGGAGACGTCGACAGCCTGTAGTACCTGAAATTGATTTTGCGGCAGCAGCCATTGGAATACTGCCTGGTCTCCACGTGGTGCATGGCGATCACCGACGCGGAAATTCTGGAGAGCTACCTCCGGCGCGGATTTATAAAGCGCATGGATCTTTATGTCGGCGAAATATTCCGCAGGCAGTACGGCGAGGTGTACGACTACTGCGCCCACAAAATCGCCCGGCGCTATGGCGGCCGCATCTGTACCTTCCGCAACCACTCCAAGGTCATCGCGGGCTTTGGCCGCGACTTTGATTTTGCCGCGGAAGGCAGCGCGAACATGAACACAAATCCGCGCACCGAGCAGACCACCATCACCGCGACGACGGAGGCTGCGAAATTCTACAAGGATTATTATGACGGCATCGTCAGCTTCAACCGGGATTTTGACGACTGGACGCCATATCGACTCAGCAAGGAGGTAAAAAACCCGTGAATATAGTCAACATGCCCATCGGCAGCATCAGGCCGTACGGCAACAATCCGCGCAAAAACGACGCTGCGGTGCCCTATGTCGCAGAGAGCATTCGGGAGTTCGGCTTCCGCGTCCCGCTGCTCATCGACCGGGACGGCGTAATCGTCGCCGGGCACACGAGATATAAGGCCGCAAAGCAGCTCGGACTTACGGAGCTGCCATGCATCGTCGCCGACGACCTCACACCGGCGCAGGTCAAGGCCTATCGCCTTATGGACAATAAGGCCTCGGAAAAAGCGACGTGGAACGAAGCGCTGCTCGCTCAGGAATTTGAGGCGCTCACCGACGAGGGCTACGACCTGAGCAAAACGGCGTTTGAGTCCTTCGAGATCGAGAGCATCACCAGCGGCATCGGCGAATGCTTCTCAGACGAGCTGGAAGCGCCCTCTGACGGCGAGGAATACTCGGACGAGGAAAACCCCAGCCCGACGCGCGCATCGGCTGAAAACGCCTCTGAGGCGATTGACGAGCGCTTCTCCGTAATCATCTGCTGCGACGGCGACGAGCAGAAAGCCGCCGTGCGCGACATCCTCGGCGTAAAGGGCGATCTGCTCCGCCACTATACGCTGGCGGAAATCGTAGACCAGCGAGAAAACGCAAAATGACGGCACGGTGCATCTTAAACGTCAGGGGATGCAACGCCAGCGGCAAGACCACGACGGTCAGAGAGTTTATAAACTCATTTGAATCTCCGCGCATCGAAACGCTGGAGGGCAACACCATCACGGTTTGCTCCGAGGACGTTGTCGCGCTCGGCAGATACGACAGGAAAAACGGAGGCTGCGACGGATATAAAGGCCGCGACCATGTCATCAACGCCATCGAATCCGTCATTCGTGTCAAAAGGCCTCGAGTAGTCATCTACGAGGGCATGATCTACAGCAAGACCTACAAGATGGCCGTCGATGTGCGGGATAAGTTTGCGAGATACGGATACCCGCTCAGGATCATTTATCTGCGCAGAAGCTACGAGAGCATACTCGACTTGCTTGAAGAGAGAAACGGCGGAAGCGATTACAATCCGCTGAACATCTACAGAACCTACGAATCCGTCCAGAAAGCCTACGAGAAGCTCAAAGCAGACGGATTCGACATCCGCAAGATCAACGTCGAAAATTACAAGCTGGACGACATGAAGATCATCATTCCGACGGCCATAAGGGACATCCCATACGGGAAAGGAGGAAAAGCATGAAATGCCCGACCGGTTATGGCAGCCCGCGATGGACGAATGAAATCGCCGATTGCAGCCTTCCCGTAACCTTTGACACATACAGCAACTGCTCTTTCGGCTGCGTATACTGCTTCTCACAGTTCCAGCGCGGCCTCGGAAAGAGCAGGGAGAAATACCTCGCCAAGGAGGTCAAGAGCGTCGATCCGGAGAAAATTCGCCGGCTGTTCACCGGCGAAAAGCAGAGCCAGTTCACGCCGTGGCTGATGGCCCGCCGCCCCATCCAGTGGGGAGGCCTCTCCGACGAATTCGACGAGTTTGAGCGCAAGTACGGCGTAACGCTGGAGATTCTGCAATTCCTAAAGACGCTTAATTACCCGATCTGCTTCTCCACCAAGTCCGCATGGGTGTTTTCTGACCCGAGATACATCGAGTGCTTTGAAGGTCAGGACAACTGGAACATGAAGTTCTCCATCATCACACTGGACGAAAAGAAGGCCCGGAAGATCGAGCAGGGCGTACCCAGCCCCAAGAAGCGTCTGGAGGCAATGGCCAATTACGCCAAGATGAACAAGGGCGGCGCAACGCTCCGACTCAGACCGTTCATCATCGGCGTTTCCAGCCGCGACTACAAAGACCTGATCGTAGCAGCGCACGACGCGGGAGCCACCGCCGTCACCACCGAGTTTTTCTGCCTCGAGGCGCGCAGCCTGATGGGCCGGGAGCATTGCAAGATCATCTCCGAGTGCGCCGGCTTTGACCTGTACGACTATTATAAAAAATACAGCGTCGGAAACGGCTATCTCAGGCTGAGCCGCAAGGTAAAGGAGAAATACATCCAAGAGATGGACACCCTCTGCCACAAGCTCGGCATGCGCTTCTACGTCTCCGACGCGCACTACAAAGAGGCCTGCGACAACTCCTGCTGCTGCGGACTGCCGGAGGGCTGGGACTACTCCCGCGGAAACTTCTCCTACGCCCTGCAGCTCTGCCGCAAAAACGGCTCCGTCCATTTCCACGAGATCGACGCGGACATGGGATTTCTGTATTTCCAGTGGTGTAAGGCCGAGGGCTACAACTGCAACAGCACGGAAACCCGGGCAAAGTACGAGTTCATGTCCATGCGCGACTATCTCCGCTATCTCTGGAATAACCCCTACGCCGGCCAGAGTCCGTACAAGCTCTTTAACGGCATCATGCGCCCGGCAGGCAAGGACGAGCACGGCGACGTCGTCTACACCTACAACGAGAGCGTGACATACGTCCCCTGCGGCAACCACTGCATCGGCTGCGGCGGCTGCTGACCGCCCTAAGCAACTTAATTATATAAGAGGGAGGTATATAAGATATATATGGATATTACCATGAAGCGTATCTCTGAGATTATTCCATACGAAAACAACCCCAGAGAAAATAACGAGGCAGCGGAAGTCATCGCGGAATCCATTCGCGAATTCGGCTTCAAAAACCCCATCATCCTCGATGCAGATAACGTCATCGTGTGCGGCCATGCAAGACTTAAAGCTGCGATGCTTCTCGGTCTCGAAGAAGTCCCCACAATCACCGTAGACGAGCTCACGCCCGCCCAGATTCGCGCGTTTCGCATCGCGGATAATAAAACCTCGGAGCTTGCCGGATGGGATTACGAAGCCCTACAGCAGGAATTTGAAGGACTTCAGGCGGAGGACTTTGACCTGAATCTTACGGGCTTTAACGAGTACGAACAGACGGAATACGGAATGCCGGATGCCGTCCCTGAAAAGCTCGACAAGGAAGAATTCAAAGAATACCAGCAGGAGGCCGAGAACGAGGTTCTGAGAGCGTTTGCCATCGTGATCACCTGCGCCAACGAAGGCGAAAAGGGCGCTCTCGCGGAAATCCTACATGAAAACGGAACGCTCAAGCGCCTCTACCGCGCAGATGAGCTGATAAAAAAACAGGCGGCTGCCGCTCTGTAAAACCTCTGCATGAAGCCAATATTCTACACGGAAGGAGGCAGCGAAAATGGCTCGTGCAGATAATTCCGCGAACCTCATTCCATCCAATCGGAGAAGTGAGGAGGAACGGAGAAGGATCGGGCGCATGGGAGGAATCGCCAGCGGCGAGGCGAGGCGCAAAAAGCGCAGCACCAAGCAGGCGGCGAAATTCGTCCTCGGCCTTGAACCCGATCTCCCGAGCAACCTGCGAAAGGCGCTGGAGAAAATGGGCCTGTCGCCGGACGAAATTCCGGACATCCGGCTCATCTCCGTGCTTGCCATCGCGCAGAAGGCCATGAAGGGCGATTTGCAGGCGAGCAAAATGCTCATGGAGATGGCGGGTGACATCGACGCGAAGCTCCAGCTCGAGCGCGACAAACTCAAGCTGGAACGGGAACGCCTGGAATACGACAAGCAGCGCACGGGCCAGCCGGATTCCGAGTCGCTGCCCCAGATCATCATCCAGTGCGACGGCGAAGAGGGTGCGCAGGATGCGTGAGCAGATTCGCATCAACGATCTGATCGCACCGACCTTCGTCCCCGTCATGAGCGACATCCAGCGCGGAGGCCACCGAGAGTACCTGCTCAAGGGCGGCAGAAGCTCGACAAAATCGTCCTTTATTTCCACGCAGATCGTGCTTGGCCTTTTGCAGGATCACAGCGCCAACGCGATCATCTATCGCCGAGTGGGAAACACCATCAAGGACAGCGTATACGCCCAGATGGTATGGGCGATAGAGGCGATGCGCCTCACTCCGCTGTTCCAGTTCCGGCGCTCGCCGTATGAGATCATACTCAAGAGAACAGGGCAGCGCATCATGTTCCGCGGTGCCGACGATCCCGTCAAGTCCAAGTCCATCAAGCTGACAAAGGGCTATTTCAAATTTTTGTGGTTTGAAGAGCTTACGGAATTCCGCAGCCCGCAGGACATCCGAATGATTAAGCAGTCGGTGTTCCGCGGCGTTGAACATGGCTATACGTTTTATAGCTATAACCCTCCCAAAACGGCGAATACTTGGGTAAACGAGGAGGCCCAGAAGGACGAGCCTCGGCGACTCGTCCATCACTCGACCTATCTTGATGTTCCGACGACTTGGCTCGGACAGGAATTTATTTCCCTCGCCGACAGCATCCGCGAGACCAACGAGCGCGCCTACCGCAACGAGTACCTGGGCGAGGTCACGGGCACCGGCGGCAATGTGTTCGACAACCTCGAGCTGCGGGAGATCGGCGACGAGGAGATCGGCGCTCTTGAGACCTTTTACAACGGCCTCGACTTCGGCTTTGCCACCGACCCGGACGCTTTCACACGCTGGGCCTACAGCCGCAGGACGCGCAGGCTGTATGCCGTCGCCGAGTACTACGGCTCCCACACCAACATCGACACGCTGGCGGAAAAGGTCTCCGCGCTGGCGGGCCGGGAGATCGTGCGCTGCGACAGCGCCGACCCGCGGATGATCGCCGAGCTGAAGCGGCGCGGGATCACCGCCGTTGGCGTGCGCAAGGGCGCGGGCAGCGTGGAGCACGGCATGCGATGGCTGGAGGACTTGGGCGCAATCGTGGCCGACCCGCGGCGAACGCCCAACATCGCCCGGGAATTCCAGAAATACGAGTATATGCAGGACAAAAACGGGAATTTCCTGCCCGCGTATCCGGATAAGGACAACCACTGCATCGACTCCTCACGCTATGCGCTGGAGCCGGAAATCGGGCGCAGAGTCGCAACGACGCGCTCGGACATCTACTAAGCAAGAGGTGACAACATGATTACACGCGCCAAGCGCTATCTGGACGAGGCCGGCATGCCATCTCCGGCCATGCTGCGCAGCGTGCTGGCGGAGCATCTGGCCGAGGCTCCCCGGCTGGGCAAACTGGCGGGCTACTACCGTGGCGACAGCGAGATCACCCGCCGCGTCCGGCAGAAGGGCCTGCCCAACAACCGCATTGCCCATCCCTACGCGCGCTACATCGTCTCCGTGGCCACGGGCTACCTCATCGGCCAGCCCGTGAATTACTCCGTGGACGGCAGCGAGGACGCGCTGCAGCCCGTTACGGACGCGTATAGCAAGTGCTCTATTTCCTCCATCGACGCGGAGAACGCCCGCCACGCCTCCATCTACGGCCGCGGCGTGGAATACGTGCATGTGTCGGAAAACGACGAGGGGCAGGTGCTTCCCTGCGCGGCGGCCCTGTCGCCGGAGCAGGCTTTTGTCGTCTACGACGACGACTACCACAACACGCCTATCTTTGGCGTGTACTACGCCAAGAACACCACCGAGGAGGGCAATCAGGACGGCTGGCGCGTGTATCTCATGAGCGACCGGAGCGTCCGGGAGTGCCACATGACCGATCTTTCGGCCACCGCGGTCACGGTCGTCGGCGAGACCCAGCATTATTTCGGCGGCGTGCCAATGATCGAGTACTGGAACGACGAGGACGAGCGCGGCGACTTCGAGTGGGTGCTGCCGCTCATCGACGCCTACGACAAGCTCCAGTCCGACCGCGTCAACGACAAGGAGCAGTTTGTAGACGCGCTGCTGCTTCTCACCGGCTGCACCATCGAGGACGACGAGCGGGGCCGCCCGCCGTGGCAGCAGCTTCGGGAGGACAAGGCTCTCTCTCTTCCCGACATCGACGCAAAGGCCGAGTACCTGTCCAAGCAGCTCAGCGAGAGCGACGTGGAGGTGCTTCGGACGGCGCTGATGGCGGACATCCACAAGATGAGCATGATTCCTGACCTGTCCGACCGGGAGTTCGCCTCCAACGCCTCCGGCGTGGCCATGAAATACAAGCTCTGGGGCCTTGAGCAGATGACCAATGTCAAGCAGCAGTGGTTTATAGAGGGCCTCAAAGCGCGCCTGAAGCTCTTCGCCAATTTTTGCAAGGTGCAGGGGCATCCGGCGCTCAACGTGGACGATGTCAAAATCACCATGACCCGCGCCATGCCCGCGAACCTCGTGGAAAACGCCCAGATGGCCCAGTACGCCGAGGCCGCCGGAGCCGCCAGCACCGAGACCAAGGTGCGCATGCTCCACGCCGCGGACGGCTGGACGGACGAGATGGTGCAGGAGGAAGTCAACAAGATCGAGGGCGAATCCCAGAGCACCGCCGATCCGCTCACCCAGTACGGCAACATGCTGATGGGCGATACCTCTGACCAGCTCAAATCGCAGGACAAAAAAGAGGAGGAGTAATGAGCAATGGCGAACGGAGGGCGTAAGAGCCTGCCTCGGCGCATTCTGGAGGCCGCGGACGCGTTCGCCAGTTCTTTTTCAGACGCGGAACTCAAGCTGTTCGGGGCCTTCGGCGCACTGCTCGGCGGCAAGGCGCTCAAGCACGGCCGCTATCGCGCACTGACGCGCCGCAGAATCCAGCGTGAGCTTGCGCGCGTCGTGGACAATATCTGCGCAGCGCTCGAAGAGGAAGCCGCTCAGGCGGCCCGTCAGGCGCTTTTGACGGCCTATGCGGCGACCGCCGAGACGATTTCCGATGAGATTGAGGCATTCGCCGTGCAGACGGAGGCTGAATCGGAGCGGGCGCAGCGGGAAATGATCAAAATCGTCGACGAACTCACGCGGCTCGTCAACGAGTCCACTCAAATCGAGCTGAAGCACATGCGCCGCGACGCGGACGACATCTACCGCCAGATCGTGGAAAAGGTGCGGGACGCGTGGCTGGAACCCGGAAATGCGTCCAAACTGAACGCGGAAGTGCAGGAGGCGATCAGCGAGTTTGCGGCCAGCGGCGTGACCGGATTTACCGACAAGGCCGGCAGGAAATGGGGCCTGTATGAATACGCCAACATGGCCATGCGGACGGCCATCCACCGCGCCGGACTGCAAGCCACCATCGACACCATGCGGGCCAAGGGCCAAGACCTCGCCTATGTCACCCGGCATCCGGGCGCATGCCCGCTGTGCGCGAGATGGTATGGCGTGATCCTTTCGCTTTCCGGCGACGATCCGACGCATCCATCATTGCAGGGCGCAATGGATCAGGGCCTGTTTCACCCCAACTGTGCAGACGTGCTCCAGCCATACATTCCCGGCGTGTCCGATCTGACCGCCGGCATGGGCGAATACACGCCGGAGGAGAGCGCGGCGCGCTACACGGCCAGTCAGCACCAGCGCGCATTGGAGCGGGAAATCCGCAAGTGGAAGCGCATGCAAGCCGCGTCCACCACGCCGGAAAACGAGCGCATGTGCAAGGCCCACATTGATAAGCTGCAGCGCCAGCTCCGCACGCTGACCGGCGAGACCAAACTCCCCCGCCGCTACGACCGCGAAGGCGGCAGAGTGCTCCTCAGTACGGATGCGAAAAAGCTGAAGCCCTTTACAATTGATGAAAATGGGCGTATAATGAAATTGCCTGATGTAAAAATCATGCATGCCGTAGGCGCAAAGAACATAAATGACGATGTGCTTGATTTATCGACTGGTGAAAGGTTTCAAATTGCGCCGGGAATTAGGATAACTAACGTTGAAGTCTTTGCCGGTAAGGGCGTAAATACACCTTACAGAAAAGCCAATGTATATGCCGAAAAGTATGGGGGCAGTATATCAGATTGGCAACATGTTAAAGGGTTTGCAGTCATCCTTTACTACGACGAAGAACGCAAGGCAGAAATTCATTGGTCGAGATGTGAAGGCATTGGAAATGTTGATCGCTTTATTAAGAGGTGGCTAGATGAAAGTTAGAGTTAAGGGAGAGCCGAATGAACTTGTTTTCCTCCCGGGAAAAGTTTATGAAGTGATTTCGGTTGAACGCGGATGGTATAGGATAATGACAGAGCTTGATGAAGATTACCTATTCCCGCCAGAATCTTTTGAAATCGTTGAGCCATGAACCGCCAAGCACAAGCGAGGCGGTTTTTCTATGCCCTGAAAAGGAGGAAGCACCATGAAACTGTCCATTCTGGGCACTGAATACGATGTCATCCGCAAGAATTACACGGACGATCCGTATTTCGAAGCCCACGGATGCAACGCCTACTGCGACAAGCTCGGCAAGCAGCTCGTCATCTGCTCCGCGGACACGCATCCGGCCTTTGCCGACGATGATGATTTTGCCCACGCGATGTGCGAAAAGGCGACGCTGCGCCATGAGATCGTCCACGCGTTTCTGTTTGAGAGCGGCCTTGACAGCAGCTCCAGCCGGATCACCGACATGGGCTGGGCCGAGCATGAGGAAATGATCGACTGGATCGCCCTGCAGGCCCCCAAGCTGTATGCGGCCTTTGAGGCCGCCGACGCGCTTTAACTCAATAACCCCACGGCATTGAGCCGCCGAGGAGAGCCGATCACTCTCCCGGCGGCTTTTGCATACCCTTTTCCGCCATGATCAAGCGGAAAAGACCTCAAAAATCAAGCCGGACGCAACGGCCTAAACTGCGGAAGAGCCGACGGGCGATAAACGGAAAGGAGAAACCAGCCATGAAAAACGTGAAGGACATTTACCCCATCAACCTCCAGCTCTTTGGAGAGGAAAACGGCGCTGATCCCAACGCGGGCAGCGAAAATGCCGTCCAGGCCACGGAAGATCAGGCCGAGAACAAGCCCCGCATGTACACGGAGGAAGAGGTCAAGGCGAAGCTCGACCATCACATGGCGCAGTATCGCAAAAGCGAATCCAAGCGCATCGAGCAGGCCCGCGAAGAGGCCCGCAGCGAGGCTGAGAAGCTCGCCAAGATGAACGAGGCCCAGCGCGCCGAGCATGAGCGCCAGCGCGCGGAGCAGGCCGCCAAGGATCGCGAGGCCGCCATCGCCAAGCGCGAAGCGGAGATCACCCGCAGGGAGCTGCGCGCCGAGGCCATCGAGACACTCCACAAGCGCGGCCTGCCCGCGAACCTCGAAGCCGTGCTCAATTACGCGGACGCGGACGCGTGCAGCGCCTCCATCGACACGGTGGAAAAGGCGTTTCGCGAGGCCGTGCAGCAGGGCGTGGACGAGCGCCTGCGCCAGAGCGGCGTGACGGTGCGCGCCGGCAATGCGCCGGACTACGCGAAGATGTCCGACGCGGAATACTACGCAGCCACCTACAAGACCGGCGGCCAGAAGTGACCGCCGCAACCAGAAGAAAGGAATGAAACCATATGCCCAATGAATTTATTACCCTCCAGACCATCGCAAGGCGCGCCCTGCCCCGCCTGATCGAGAACCTCGTGTTCCCGAATCTGTGCTATCGCGACTTCTCCGGGGACTTTTCCGACCTCGGCGATACGATCCAGGTGCGCAAACCCAACGTCCTCGAAGCCAAGGACTTTAACGAGGCCTCCGGCGTGGAGTATCAGGACATGAAGGAGACCAGCGTCCTCGTCAAGCTGGACAAGCTGGCGACCGTGGACGCGAAGGCCTCCGCCATCGAAACCGCCGTGAACATCTCCGATCTCGACCGCGTGTTCATCGAGCCTGCGGCGGTGGCGCTGGCCGAGAGGATCAACGCCGACGGTCTCGCCCTCTACAAGGACGTGCCCTACGCCGTCGGCACTGCCGGCACTACGCCCGATTCCCTCGCGGCCTTTGCCGAGGCCCGCAAGATGCTCAACGTCAACAAGGCCCCTGTCAGCGGCCGCGTCGGCGTGTGGAGCCCCGAGGCCGACGCGAAATTTACCCAGATTCCCGCGCTTGTCAACGCGGAGAAGTCCGGCACGACTCAGGCGCTGCGCGAAGGCTCCATCGGCCGCGTGTACGGCATCGACAACTACATGGCGCAGGGCGTGCAGACTCACGCCTCCGGCATCACCGCGCAGGAGGGCGTAAAGCTGTCCGCCAGCGCCGCCGCAGGCTCCACCACCATCGGCCTGACCGGCACCACGCTGACCGGCAAGCTTGTCAAGGGCGACGTGCTGACCATCCTCGGCGGCACCTATGTGGTCACTGAGGACACCGCCGCCGCAGCCTCCAACGCCATCGCCGGTGTCAAGATTTATCCGGCGCTTAAGAAGTCCGGCACCACCAGCACCAACGTCACCATCGCCGCCAGCCATGCGGCCAACCTCGTGTTCTGCCCGATGGCCTTTGCCTACGTCACCCGTCCGCTCATCGATCCTGACGGTCAGGGCGTTCAGAGCTACGTCACCAGCTACAACGGCATCTCCCTCCGCGTGACGAAGGGCTATGACCAGAAGTACAAGCGCTCCACCTACTCGATGGACGTGCTTTACGGCTACAAGACCATCTACCCGGAGCTGGCCGTCCGCGTGATGGGCTAAGGCCGTGGCGATCAACGCGGAGCATGTGCGCGAGCGCCTGACCGCGTACATCTACCCGAGACGACCGGCGACGGACGAGCAGGAGGCCGCGTTTCTCAAGGCCGTGCAGGTGCAGGCGGAGTACGAGAGCGCATTCGACGGCGAGGATGCGCTCCCGCCCGGCGTATCGAGCTTTTCCATCGGCAATTATTCCGTCACCGCTGAGACAGCCCAGAGCGCAGGTTACACGCAGCAGACGATCTGCCCTGCGGCCTATGCGTATCTTTTCAACGCGGGCCTGATCCGGCATACGCTGCCTGTTGCGAGGAGGCTGTAGCCATGTTTGGACTCAACGAGCGTTCACGGCACTATAAGCGCACTGGACAGCAGGGCGGAAAGCCTGCCTACGCGGCGGAATCCGCCGAATTTGCCTGTCGGACACAGCCGACGCGCAGTCGGAGCCTCAGCGATGAAAAAAGCGTCATGCTGAGCGCAGATACACTTGTATTTGCGCCCGGCTCCGCCGCCGCGCTCGGAATTTCACCCGGCGACCGGCTTGAGATCGGTACGGAGCATTTCATCGTCTCCGAGGTGCAGGCCATGCGCGGCTATGCCAAAATCCATCACCTCGAAATTCTTGCGAAGAAAGAGGGCGGATAGCATGCCGGCGCATACGAAAAACATGGGCTGCTTTTCCTACGATGTATCCATTGACGCAACCGCGACCTTCGCCCTCGCCGAGGCGGCGGCGCGGGATGCGGTCGCGGAGCTGGGCGATTACATCAAGGCCGAGTCCAACGCCATCGCGCCACTGCGTGATGGCACGCTGATCGAAAATTCGCGCGTCGAGGTCGAAGGCGACACGGCGACCATCGGCTATTTCAACACGATCTATGCCAACTATCAGCATGAGGGCGTTGAACTCAACCATCCCAACGGACGGCAGGCGAAATACCTGGAATCGGTGATGGAAAGCCCTGCGACGGCAAATGCGGCCCGCGAAATTCTCGCGCAGAAGCTGCGCGAGCGGATGGGAGGCTGAACCCCATGACCAATCAAGAGAAAATCGAGCTTGCGGAGCTGCTCAAGGTGCTCTGCGATCTCGACCGCTTTTCCGACTGCTCCGACCGCTTTTTTCGGCAGGTTTTCGCCCAGCGCGTCCAAGTCGTAAAGGCGAACGGCTATATCGACAAACTGCTCGCCGATGCGGGCGAAGAAGGGAATGAATAACCTATGGCAAGAAAATCTGGATGCCCGTTTAACATCCGTGATTACAGCGTCAAAATCGAAAATAAGGTCACTGATGAGGAAGTGCTCGTCAAGGGCCTGTCCTCGATGAGCGTTGACATTGATTCCGACACCGACGACGGCAAGACCGGCGACGCCGTCTGGGCCGAGATGTTTATCAAGGGCCGCAGCGTTTCCGGCTCTCTGGAGGGCCGTCCCATCTGCGACAAGACCACCGGCACCCGCGACCCGGGCCAGAGCCTCATGCATAAGGCGGCCACCAATGCCGGCGGCTGTGACAATGACCAGACGCTCATCATCGCGGACGCAATCGGCAAGGCCGTCAAGTACGACTGCGTGATCACCAAGGAGTCCACTTCTGCGGACGAGGACGGTGAATCCGTCTCCTGGGACTGGGAGGGCGTCGGCCAGCCTGAGGAGATGGAATATGTGCAGGTTACCGGCGTATCGTTCAAGAAGGGCGCATCTCCCGCCACCACCGCCACCGTAAAGGTCGGAGAGACGGAAACCGTGGCCGTCGCATTTGCGCCTGAAAAGGCATCGAACACCCGCTTTGCCTACTCCATTGACGATGAATCCAAAGCCTCCGTCACGGTGGATGGCACGAACATTGCGATCCGCGGCGTTGCGGAGGGTACCGCCACGCTCACGATCAAGTCGATGAACAACAACAAGACCGCGACGCTTGCGATCACCGTCAGCGCCGCGTCCTGACCGACCGACCCCGGGGCGGCAAAACAGCCGTCCCGGATTTTTGAAACAGGAGAATCAGCATGAGCATCATTGAACAGCTTGCGCGTTTTCTTGCAGGAAAGCTGCAATTGCCGCTGGAGGGCGACACGGACGGCGCTGTGTTCTACGGCTATATGCCGGAAAAGCCCACCAAGGCCATTTGCGTGTACGCCAACGACCTGCGTGCTCCCGGCTACGACGAGGGAACTCGCGTGCAGATCGTCGTGCGCAGCGATATGGACGGCGGCTGGGCGCTGGCGCAATCGCTGTCCATCATGTCCATTCTCGACGACGCGCGCGACCTGATCTTCGTGCGCGATGGCGCATATATTTCCCGCATCGAGACGGAAAAGGGCTTCCAGTTCTCCGGCATGGCCGGGAACAACACTCAGTTCTACGCCGCAAATTTCCGAATTTATTATTGCGGAGGGTATTGACATATTGAAAAATACTCGTTAATATCAATATATCAATAACAGAGGAGGAATGGCCGTGGGTAACGATGAGTGGATTCTTCTTTCAATCGTCATAAATGCAGTATTCTTCGGAATATTTTCCCGTTTGCTGTGCGTAAGGAAAGGCCTGAATCCGTCACGCGGTTTCGCACTCGGATTCTTTTTCTCGCTATTTGGATTTCTATATTGCGCCGTGCTCCCGCCGGAGGACAGCGCAGAAATTCGAAGTCTGAAACGCATAGAAGAAATGCTCGAAAGCCTGAAGACAGAAGCTCAGGTTGATTCCAGAGATTCGCCCGCGCAGCCTGCGAAGCAATCAAAAAAAGCAGATACGCAGGATAGCATATTTGCCCGACGCATTCCTGCTGGTAGCAAGGACGGGGAGGAGCTTTGCATCTGCTCTGTATGCGGAGATTTGCAAAGAGCAGATCGAAAAGTGTGCTTCACTTGCGGAAGAAAATTTATAGAATGACACCAACATTGATATTTCGGCCCGTGCCAGTTGGTACGGGTTTTTTCATGCCAAATTTTGAGAGGAGATCACGAATATGGCCCGTAAAACCCTTGATTTTGACCGTTTCCTGTCCGAGCGCGAGAACGCGACGATGACGATCCGGGTATTTGGCCGCGACTGCATCGTCCCGGCAGAGCTGCCCTTTGATTATATGCTCAAAATCGAGCGCATGGTGCGCGATAAGGTCGCCATCACCGGTGAGGAGAATTTCATGCTGCTCCGGCAGATGTTCTCCAGCGATGATTTTGAATACATCGTGCATCACCCGGAGTTCCGCGCCAGCTACGTTTGGGAGCTGATCGCCTTTGCGTGGCTCCGCGCGGAAAAAGAGGAGCAGAAGCCCTCGGAGCCGGTTTTTAAGACCGAGGACGAGGTGAAAATCGAAGAGACGAAGGCGCGCAGCGCAAAAAAGTAACGGTCAGCCCGATTGATCTATGGCAATACATCGAGGCTGACTTCCAGCGCGAATATGGAATTGATCTCGTCGCGGCCAGAATATCATGGCGCAAATTCTGCGTCCTGTATGGCGGCCTGTCCGGGCATAGCCGGACATACGCCAATTACGACCGCATCGCAAAAAAAGTTACGGAAAACGGCGCGACTTCTACGGGCTGGAGCCAGCTCGTAGGGCTTGCAAAGCCGGACGGAAAGGGGTAAACACGCATGCCCGGAAGCTATAACGCCGGTTCTGTCTACGCGGAAGCGACGCTCAATATCGAAAAATTCAAGGCCGCAGCATCGCAGATGGGCGGCGAAGCCGGAAAAATCGTCACTGCCCTCGACCGTGCGGGTGCCGGACTGGAGAAATCGCAGCGGGCATTGGATTTGCTCTCTCAAAATCTGAGCGCCGCGAAAAGCAGGGTTGATACTGCCGCGTTTAGTTTTAGCTCCGCCAGTTCTAAACTTAACGAGCTTGAAGAAGCCGCAAACGCCGCATCTATTAAAGCCGCTGAGATGGAGACAGCCTACACTAATGCTGCCCAGGCATTCGGCGAAAGCAGTATTCAGGCGGCGCAGGCAAAACCCGCTTATGAAGAGGCGGCGGCGAACGCTGACAAGCTCAATGCCGCCGTCGGGAAGCAGGAAACTGTTGTGCGCAAAAGCGCAGATGCGCTCAAACGCGCCGAGCTTGCCGTAAAATCCTATGAAAACCGCATCAGTGACACCAAGGCCAAAATCGACGGATTCAACGACACGATTTCCAGCCTCAATTCAGAGCTTGCCTCCGGCACGATGCAGGGAGCTTCCAGCGATATGGATGCTGCCGGCGCAGCCACAGAAGCCCTCAACGACATTACTGATACGGCCAGTCATACACTCCAGCGAGGTTTTGCTTCTGCGGTTCAGAGCGCTGTCGGGCAGCTCGATCTGTTTCAGGGCAAATCCGGTTTGGCAGGTCTTGCCCTGCAATCTGTCCAGCGCTCCATGCAGCCGCTTATAAGCAAGCTCGGCCTCACCACGCTCGGCTTTGGTGCGCTCGCCGCCGGCGCTGTTTACGCGGCCTATAAGCTCTATGATTACGCCTCGGGCGCAAAGGCGGCCCGTGAGGCGCAGGAAGAGCTCAACAAAACGGCGCAGGAATGGGCCGATACCGACGTAACGACCAGCTATGAAAAATCGAAGGGAATGTCCGCCTTTGGTCTTGACGGCGACGACTTCCAGCGCATGGTCAAAGGCTCCCGCGGCTGGATGGAAGAGCTGACCCGCGTGTGGTCGGACGGTAAAAAAGAGACGGACGACATCGTCTCCGAGATGGTCAGCGGATTCACAAGCGGAACGGACGAGCTTCGTGACGGCCTTGCGGAGATCAAGGACGCTGCCGTTTCCGGCGGCTATGTCAGCGACGGATTTTTACAGGGCCTCGACGAGGATGCGGCGCGCCTCGATGAGATCGACGCAACCGTCGAAGCGCTGTTGAAAAAGAAGCAAAACGGCCTGCTTTCTGAAGAAGATACGCAGTCCCTTCAGGCGCTCTACGACGAGCGAGAGTCCATTGAGATCAAATATAAGCTCAAACCGGACAGTGAAAACGGAAACCCGTTTGAAGAGATCACGACAAACGTAGACGCTGCTCTCTCTCGAGGAGCGAAGGGTACGGACGTTTGGGCAGACGCTTATGCAGCGGCAACGCAGGGCCTTGCCCAGTATAACGAGGCTCTGCAGCAGGAATATGATCGGCAGTATGCCCTCATTCAGCTCATTGAGGATGACGGAGAGCGCAAACAGGCCCTCAACAACCTCAATCAATGGTGGAATGAAACCAGCGCTCAAGGCGTTGACAAGTACACCGAGGCGGTCAATTATGCGATGGAGGCCACCAATGTTTTCGGCGAGGGCGGCTCCTTCGACGGGATGGACGATAAGCTCAAAGACATCTATGGATGGATTGTTGAGCTGTCCAAGAATCCCGGCGATAATGCCACCTACGAAAAACTTGCAAGCGCGCTGTCTGACCTTGATGAGACGCAGATTGTCGAAATGACTGCTGCCCTGCAATCGATGCAGGCGGCTGCAGAAAATAGCGGTACCGAACTAAGCGACGAAGCTCAGACCGCGGTTACTACACTGACTCTGCTCAAGAATATACTCAACGACGAGACGCTTCAAAAAGGCCTTCCCTCCGATCTGATGGAATCGATCAATAACATGTTCGGCGAGGGACTCGACAATGAGGTCTTGCAGATTTATGCGGCTTTGGACGCTCAATCGCTGGAGGAGTCGTATAAGGCATGGGCCGACGGAGAGCATGCCGATATTATTCCGTCCTTGGAGACGACTGGGCTTGAAACCTCTGTCACAGCCGTTCTCGAGGGGCGCACGGTGCAGCTAGATTTGTCGACACTGGACAATCTTACCGGCACTGTCACCACCTACGATGACAAAGGGAATGCTTCGACCGTAAAACTTGAGCAGCTTAGCGATTTCACGGGAACCGTAACAGGATACGTTGAGGGAAAAAGCGTAACGGTTGACCTGTCAACGCTGGATGATCAAACTGGAACTGTCACAGCCTATACAGACAATGGCGAAGCAATAATTACCGAGTTGACGCAAATTCAGGATTTGCAGGGAACCATTACAAATGTCGACATTGCCGAAGGCGCAGTCCCGAAAGTCACCATAAAGGCGAAAGTAGAATTTGAAAGTGGGGCTTTTACAAATTCTACTAATCCTGAAATAAGCTACGCTTCGGCAAACGGTCAGGTAAACAAAACCGGCTTTTTGGGCATTCCGACCGGCACCGCAAATATGGTTGACTCCCTTGCTAATAGTGTCAAGAATTACAATGAGGTGCTGAATTCCTCTGATGCGCATAACGCTGCCCAGATGCAGAGCGCCATATTCGAGCAGGCGTTAAGCGCTGGAGGACGTTTGAATAGCGACGACGGAAAGAGCTTTGAAGAGCTCGCTCAGTATATTGCAAACGGCCTTCAGCTGCTCAAAGACGGACAATTGAGCGAAGACGAAGCTGCGCAGCTACTCTCAGTAATCGATAATGTGCAGACAATTTTAGGCTCCACAGAAGCCGTCGGAGCTTTGGGCGATGTAGGTGTAGACTTGGCTAGAGGTCTCGCAGAGGGCTTTGCGGGATTCGGATGGGCAAGCACTGCCGAGACGGTTGCATCCGACATCGACGCAGCAGTCCGAGCCGCTGAGCAGTCCCATTCTCCTGCCGAGCGCACGAAGCCCATCGGCAGCGACGTTGCCGCCGGCATCGGCGCAGGAATGAGCGAATACGACTTTTCCGGCGATGCTGAAACAGTCGCAACCGCCGCCAATGCGGCCCTCAGCTCTGCGATGGCAGGCCCGACCGCGAAAACGCTGGGACGCAATTTCTCCTACGGCCTCGCGAGCGGTATCCGAAATGGAAAATCCGGCGTAATTTTAGCGGCGGTTGAAGTTGCGAGCGCTGCAGCGCAGGCGGCGAGAAATGCACTCGACATCCACTCGCCATCCCGCGTCATGGAATCCATCGGCGAATACTACGACCTTGGATTTATGGGCGGTATTCGCAACCTGTCGCCCGACATCGAGCGCGCAGTCGCAGAGGCCGTCTACGTCGAGCCGCCGCGCGATCTTGGCGAACCGAGCGGCAGAACCACCAGTATTGCGCGGGAGATCGTCATTGATTATGACCGTCTCGCGGAGGCCATGTCAAATCAGCATATCGAGCTCGTTGAGGACGGCAGGGTTGCCGCACGCATCAGATCGCGCTACACAGCGGAGGCTGCTGCAAATCGAAATCGCGGAATTGCCCTTGGCTATGGAGCGAGGTGAGAAAATGAGCAGAAACAACAACAACGTCTTTTATTTTAACGATTCTTCCTCTTCGGATCACGGCGTTCGACTGATAAACGTCTACATTCCTTCTCTTCCGGCGGCGCGAGGAAAAGTTGAAACGCCGCCGGGTCGGAACGGCGAACTGTGGATGGACGAGGGATGCTACGATACCATTACCATCAAGCTGCAATGCCGTGCGAACAAGTCCAAGCATAGCGAAATCAGCGGATGGCTGACCGGGCGCGGAAAACTGCGTTTTTCTTCCGCTCCCGGTTTTGAATTTACGGGTCGTGTAAGCAAACAGGTGGATTTTAAGCAGCTCACTGCAGATTCTGATCCGCTCATCGAGTTCACCGTCACGTTTACTTTGCAGCCCTTCCGCTATGTCTATCCCGCGCCCGCCGCGCAGGAGATCGCCGCTTCCGGCGGGACGATCACCAATCCCGGCACCGTGTTTTCCCAGCCGGAGATCAAGCTGACGGGCAGCGGCGACATCACGCTGGTGGTCAACGGCTATTCCGTCGAGGCGCGGAGCCTGACGGATGGGGCCGTCATCGACTGCGAGCTGATGGAGACGTTCAATCTGGCCAAGACCGCGTCGCTCAACAGCAGCTTTGTGATGGACGAGTTCCCGGTGCTGCGGCCCGGGGCGAATATCATCACGTGGACGGGCAGCGTGACCAAGGTTGAGATCACGCCGCGATGGAGGTATCTATGATCAACATCTACCCGGCAGACACCGAGGACTTTTCCACGCTCGGTTTGGCCGTGCTTCAGCCCACGGAATGCACCGTGGAGGAAAAGGCCGGCGGCCTGATGGAGCTGGAGATGAAGCATCCCGTGGACGACGATCTGAAATGGACGTACCTGCAAAACGGATGCATCATCAAGGCCCCATGTGCTGTGCGGGAAGCGCCCATTGTGCGCATCCTCGACAACGTGCCCAGCGGCGCTACGCAGACCGTCACCCGCGCCATCTACAAGGTGCGAACCAACACCGGCGCGCGCCTGAGGCTGCGCGCGAAACCCAGCACCTCAGCCAAGATCATCCGCGCCTACAAGGTCGGGACGGAGGTCGTGCAGCTCTCCAAGTCCGGCGACTGGTCGCGCGTCGTCATCAAGAGCGGCGGCGCGACGGGCTGGATGTACAGCCAGTATCTCAAATTCGACCGCAACGAGACGGAGACCGTCAAGGGCGACAACGACCAGCCCAGCACCGTCATCGAGAGCAAACAGACGCGGGATCAGCTCTTCCGCATCTATTCCGTGGGGCGCGACGCGGAGACGGGCATGGTGGAGGTCAAGGCCTCCCACATCTTTTACGACCTGTCTGGCGTGATCTGCACCCGGGACTATCAGCCGAAAAACGTCGCCGCCAACACGGTTCTGAGCACCATTCTGGCCAGCGCCAGCGCCGAGCATGGATTTACCTTCCATTGCAAAGTCAATAAGGCGATTTCCGGCGACTACACCGGCGCATCCATCGTCAAGGCGCTGCTCGACCCGGACATCGGCATCGTGCCCCAGACCGGCGCGCGGATCATCCGCGACAACTACGACGTGTATATCCTGCCGGACGAGGTCATGGATCGCGGCATGGAGATTCGGCATCGCAAAAACCTTCTGGGCGCGGTGCTGACAACGGACGTGTCCGGCGTGGTGACGCGCATCCGGCCCGTGGGCAAGGACAAGGACGGCAACCGCCTGCTCATCACGGAGAATAACGGCTGGGTGGAGAGCGCCAACAAGGCCCTCTACCCCACCAGCCGGGACGCGGAGATCGAATACGACGTGAGCGTCTCCACGGCCAAGAACGCGCAGTTCAAAAACAACGCGGCGGCCCGGGCCGAGCTGAAGCGCCTCGCCCAGCAGGATTTTGCGGACGGCATGGACGCGGCCGCGGTGAGCCTCGACATCGATTTCGTACAGCTCGAAAATACGGCAGAATACGCCGTTTATGCGAGTTTGCTGACGGTATTTTTGTACGATACTGTTAAAACGATTGCCGCATACATAGGCATAAGTGCAACGCTACGCGTTAACGGGTATCTTTTTGACTGCCTACTTTTGCGGTACAGGAAAGCCTATTTAGGCGACATCTCGGAGCTTGATCAGACCACCTATGGCTACGAGATCGCCGACGGCAGCGTATCCGGCGTGAAGCTCCTGCCGGGCAGCGTCAACGCCAACAGCGTCATGCGCAACGCCACCATCGGCTATGCGAAGATCGCCCAGGCGGCCATTGAGCAGCTGGCGGCGGACAGCATCGTGGCCATCCGGGCGGACATCCATGAGATCGTGGCGGGCAGCGTGACGACGGATCAGCTGTATGCCGACCTCGCCAGACTGGCCGTGGCGCAGATCACCACGGCGAACATCAAGGAGGCCAATATTGACTGGGCGCAGATCGCCGAGCTGACGGCGCAGATCGCGAATATCTCCAAGGCGCAGATCACGACGGCGAACATCAATGCGGCCAATATCAACTGGGCGCAGATCACGTCCCTGTCTGCGGCCATCGCGGATATCGCGACGGCCAAGATCGGCGAAGCGGAGATCAAGTCGGCGCAGATCACCGATCTGGAAGCGGAAGTCGCGCGCATTGCGGCGGCGAAGATCGCCGTGGCGGACATCGACTGGGCGCATATCAAGGACTTGGTGGCGGGTACGGCCATCTTTACCGCGGGCGTGGGCGACAAGCTGCATATCGCGCGGCTGGCCGTCACCGAGGCGAATATGGTCAGCCTGAGCGTGGGCGAGCTGCTGGTCAAGGGGCAGGACGGCTCGTTTTACTCCGTGTCCGTGGACGCGGATGGAAACATCGTCACCGAGAAAAAGCAGGTCGTGAACAGCGACGTTAAAGACCTCTCCATCAACGCAGGTGAGAAGATCATCGAGGGCACGGTCACGGCGGCATGTCTTAATGCCAACGACATCTTTGCCAACAACGCGACCATCAAGCAGCTCATCGCGGCCAACATCGACGTGGACACGCTGTTCGCCCGGGAGGCGACGATTACCGCGCTGTTTGCCAACGACGCGACCGTCAGCACGCTGTTTGCCAAGCAGGCGACCATCGACGCGATCAACGCGATGGACATCCGCGGAAACACGTATCTGCAGCTGATGGTGGGCGACATCTCCGTTGGCGGAAGGAATCTCTACACCGGCACCCAGAGCTTTGACGGCGACGCATGGACGGCCAAGAGCCTGTGGACGGCGGACGGCAGCTACAGCGGCTGTCTGGTCTACAAATATACCGGCCAATGGAACGGCCTCGGCCAGATGATCGCCCTTGGGGCGAACGCGCAGTATACCCTGTCCGCATGGCTGAAGCAGACGAACGGCGGGAGTGTGCGGTATTACGACACCGCGGCCTCCGGCGCGGCTCAGAGCGACAAAAGCGGCAGTGCGGTTGAGGTGGGAACGGGCTGGAGCAGATGTCATGTCACGTTTACCGTATCGGCGGCCGGGACGTATTGCCCGAGGTTTGAGCAATCCGTTGCCGAAGCGACGCTCTGGGTGGCCGGGATGAAGCTGGAGAAGGGCAATAAGCCAACGGACTGGTCTCCGGCTCCGGAAGACCCGGCGGGGAGCCTGAGCGTGAACAGCGACTACAGCAGGGTGGAAATCACCAAAAATCAGGTGAAGATCGTCAGCAAGGAGATGGAGGTGGCCGTGCCCTCGGAGGACGGCGAGGACGATGTGTTGCGAGTGGACGCGGACGGCGTACACGCGGATGTGGTGGACGCAGACCTGATCGTGTCGGACTCGGTGGTGGGTACGCAGGGCGCGGCGAGCTACACTCCGGCCAACGCAGGCGAGCTGGCGGCAATACTGGAGGGGCTGACCGGCAAGCACCTGACCGGCGACGTGAACATCGTATGCGACGGCATCACGTCTGGCAGCTACACCCTCAGCAATGTGTCCGGCAGCGGCAGAGTGATATTTTCTTCCGGCGGTACGGCGGTGTTCAACGACCTCAAAGTCGAGAACTGCGGGGATACGATCATCTCCCTCTACAAGATCGGCCTGTCCAACGCTGCGGACGCCCTGACTGTGGATCGCTCGTATGGGGTGGTCGTCAGCACATGCGCCATCAACGCGAGGGTCGGCATCCGGATCGGAACCTCGATCAGCACGCCCGGACGGGTGACGATGGACAGCTGCACTGGGGACTGCACCTATGTCTGCGCGGCGAATTTTGGGTCGATCCTCCGATGCATCGGCGCGTCGAAGCCCACGGGATGGCTATATTTACTCAACGGCTCCGAGGTATACAACGCCACGGCTGATCCGGCCTTTGAAACGGCGACGGCTCCAAGCATTCCCACGACCCAGACGGCGACGGTGAGCCTGTCTCCCACGAGCACGTACACCAGCGGCTACGGAAGCAAGCTCTATCAGGGGCGCTACAGCAGCTCTCAAAGCCTGCGCAAGGGCGTGATGCAGTTTACGCTGCCGACGGATTTGGTCAGTGCGGACAAGATCGACTCGGCGACGCTGACGATCAAGCGCATCGGCGGCGTTGGTCAGGGCGGCGGCGTGAGCGTGCATGTGCGATGCTACGACATGCCCGGCACGCTCTACGCCAGCAGGACGGCCTACGAAAACCAGACGGTGAGCATCGATGTAACCGCTGCGGTTAAGGCTATGAAGACCAATGGGCACGGCGGGCTGATGCTCTACAATCCCGACACGGCGACTGTGAGCGGCAAAAGCTACACGACGAGCTATTCTCGGTTCGCGGGCAATGGCGAGTCGGGCGCGCCGTTGCTGAAGATCAGCTATCGCAAGTAAGGAGGCAGAAACCTGTGAAATATGATGTGACCAATGGCGGATACATACTGCTCGGACGCTGCGGAGAGAATCTCGCGCGGACGGTGGAGATCGACGTATCTGAATATCTCGCGGAGTACCCCGGTGCGGTGGTGACGCTGCTGCACCGGAGGCATGGCGAGAGCGGCATCTATCCCGTTGCGGCAGAGCTGCGGGACGGATGTCTCGTCTGGCAGCCCACCAGCGCGGACACGGCAATTGTGGGCGACGGTGAGGCCGAGGTTCGCGTGACCGTGGACGGAGTGCTGGCCAAGTCCAAGATTCTCTCCACCGTGGTCGACAAGAGCTTGACGGGGCAGGAGACGGACGTGCCCGAGGCGAGCAAGGGCTGGGTGGACGCGGTTATCAGCGCCGTCGGAAATGTGCAGAACATGAAGGCCGAGGCCGAGAGCGTGGCCTACGGAGAGCCTGCCACGGCGGAATACGACGGAAAGACGGGAACGATGCACTTTGGCATCCCGGAGGGCAGGCCGGGCAGAGACGGTACGGATGGTAAGGACGGAGCCGCCGGGGCGAAGGGGGACAAGGGTGATCCGGGAACACAAGGCCCTAAAGGCGATCCCGGAGAAAAGGGAGAAACCGGAGCCACCGGAGCGAAGGGTGACAAAGGCGATCCGGGGCCGCAGGGGGCGCAAGGGCCGAAGGGCGATCCGGGCAGCGACGCGGAAGTGACGGCGGCGAATGTTGAGGCGGCACTGGGGTATAAACCAGCGGATGGGGCGGATTTTGAGCTGATCGAGACAATCACACTCACGGAGGGAACCAGCTACATTGTCCGTAATTTGTCGCTCAGGACAATATACGTCGAAATAGAAACGCCTGACACGGCAACAGCAAATGGCGAGGATGAGTATGTGGTGCTCAACATCGGGAGTGCCCAATTGAGTATGTATTGCGGCAAAATTGTAGTGGCTGGAGATAAAAGATATGCAAAACTCTTAGTCGAGCAAAAAGGAGGCAAATACATGGTAACGGTATATGGCTCGGGCAATCCTACCAATGCCTTATCGCCATATTTCCAACATAACGCGATTGGCGTAGATGGAGATAAAATCAGCAAAATCCATTTTACCAATACTCAATTGCCTGTCGGCACCATCATCAAAATATATGGGGTGAGCGCATGAAAATCAACATTGACGGAGTAACCCGGGACATGACCCCGGAGGAAATCGCCGAGTATGAGCGTATACAGGCAAATCTGCCTGCCCCGTCTCCCACGCCGGAGCAGCGCCTCGACGTGCTGGAGGGCACGACAAACGATATTATCCTGATGATGGCAGACCTGATTGGAGGAGGTGAATGAGCATGAAGACTTTGAACAATCTGAAGCTGCGGATCATGGTGCGGGCGTTCCGCATCCGCATCGCCAACGGCGAATCCTTCGAGGATATTGCGGTGGACTACCCCGCCCTGACCACGGACGACCTTGAGGCCATCCGCGCCGCGCTGGGGGTGGCGTAAAATGGCGAACTGGAACACGGGGCACAACCATTTCCCGGCGGATGTGGGGGTGCAGTGCGGTGAGAAGGCACAGCAGAGCGTTGCCGCCAACAATCATCTGGACACGGAGATCACGTTTCCCAAGGCGTTTTACAATACGCCGAACGTGGTGGTGTGCCCCTGTCTGGGCAACTTTGCCAATTGCTCGGTGGGCGTGATCGCGACTTCGGCGACGGGGTTTACGTGCCGGATATTTAATCTGGGCGGCAGTACGGTTAATGTGGGGTTTCAGTGGATCGCGGTAGGAACACCGAAATGAGAAAGGATGGATGAAGGATGGCGACGGTAAGAGTGGGATCGGCGAGAATCGATGAGAGGGGCAAGGCTTACGGCGGCAAGGCGGGCGACCAGACCGGGCGCGAGCTGAGCACCCAGAGGTGGTATCTGCATCGCAAGGGCTGGCGGGTGTTCCGGGCCAAGGATCGCGCGGCGGCGCTGAAGATCGCCGCGGACATGGAGGCGGCGTGCAAAAACAGCCACATCGGCTACGACCAGTGGCAGCGCAACACGCTGTACAAGGTGGCCGAGCCGCTGGGCTTTGACTGCGCCAAGGTCAAGACCAACTGCGAGACGGACTGCTCGGCACTGGTGCGGGTATGCTGCGCCTATGCGGGCATCATGGGGCTGCCCAGCGATTTTCGAACGGGGAACATGCCGAAAAATCTGCTGGCGACGGGCGCGTTTGTGGAGCTGAAGGGCGCGAAGTACACCGACCAGAGCGCGTACCTCGGCAAGGGCGACATCCTCGTGACCAAGACCAACGGCCACACGGTGGTGGTGCTTGATGATGGCGCGAAGTACGAGGGCGCGGTGGAGGCCAAGGACTACGCGCTGGGAGATCGGCTGCTGAAGCACGGCGCGGAGGGCGCGGATGTGAAGCAGCTCCAGCAGTACCTCATCCAGCTGGGCTACGATCTGGGCAAGTGGGGCGCGGACGGCGAGTTTGGCGACGCGACGGAGCTGGCGGTGAAGTGTTTCCAGCGCGATCACAAACTGGGCGTGGACGGCCAGTACGGCCCCAAGAGCCATGCGGCCATGTTGGAGGCGCTGGAAGCGGACGAGCCGGAGGCGGAGCAGCGCTATGTGGCCATCGAGGGCGGCAATTGCTACGTGCGCGCCGCGCCCAACACCGATGGCAAAATCCTTGGTGTGGCTCATAAGGGAGACATGCTTATATGGCAGGGCGAGAAATCCGACAACGGCTGGCTGCTGGTGGCCTTTGAGAACCAGAACGGCTGGGTGTCCGGAAAATACGGGAAGCTGAAATAATAAGATCGGAGGGCGAGGCCCATGAACGACGAAAATCACCTCCACGAGATCGGCGAGGAGCTTGCGGCGCTGAAGGCCCGGAACGAGGCCGATCACAAAAGCTATCAGCGCCGCATCGGCGCGCTGGAGGAGGCTCAGACCAAGCAGACGGAGATGCTGCTGGCCATACGGGACGTGTCCAACGCACAGCAGAACATCGTGACCAAGGTCAACAGCATCGACGGCAAGGTGGACAGGCTGGGCAAGCGCATCGACGTGATCGAGCGGGAGCCGGGAGACAAATGGAAAAAGCTTGCCTTTGAGGTCGTCAAATACGTCGTGCTGGCCGCCGTCGGCGTGGCGGTGGGCTACATCATTAAAGGGGTATAACGAGAAAGGAGCAAAACCATGAACATCAATCTGACCCCCATCATCCAGGCGATCATCGCGCTGCTGGCGGCGCTGATTACCTATAAGCTGATCCCGTGGATCAAGGCGCGGACGACCAACGAGCAGCAGACGTTGCTCAAAGCGACCATCAAGACGATGGTCTTTGCCGCCGAACAGCTCTACGGAGCCAAAAACGGCGCCGAAAAGCTGGACTGGGTAATCTACCAGCTCAGTCAGCGCGGCTACAGCGTGGATCGAAGCGAAATTGAGGCAATTATTAAAGAAAACGTGGATGCCCTGCACACTTACTCCCCCAGCGAGACGAAGGCACGGGAGGAGGAAACCGAAGCCGAGGACGAAAAGCCTCCCGAGGAATAACCCCGGGAGGCCGCGCATATGATGAAATACGACGAGTATCCGCAGTTTGACGGCGTGACCTCGTCTGTGATGTCGCGCCTCATCATCGAGGCGCGGCTCGCGCCGTCAGATGTGCATATCGCCGCCTCTCGCCTCGTCTGGGGCATGGACTATGCGGACATCGCCGCGGCGGTGGGCATGGACAGGAGCGCCGTTTCCAAGCGTTTGCGCGGGCAGATCGTCCCGCGCATCGAGCTGGTGATGCAGGCGGTTGACAAATGTATGTAGGCTTTCAGGCCGGTGGAGCAATCCGCCGGCCTTTTTTATTTTTGATTTTTTGCAAAAAAAGTTTGGGAAATCCTCTAAAAAGGATTGACTAATTACCAAATTTGGTATATAATATAGTTACAAGGTTGAGGGAAACAAGACCGACCGGCGGCTGGGCCGCCAGAATGAGGAGGATATACAATGGCAATGGCAAATGTGAAGCTCATCTGCAAGGCGTGCGGTAACGAGTTTACTTGGCGCAGGGAGTGCCACAGCCGCCGGGACGCGGACAGCAGCGAAAATTGGGCGCGTGAGAACCTCACCCTCTGCCCTGAGTGCGCTGCTAAGGCTCGCCGCGAAGCGGAAGCCGCCAAGCAGGCCGAGGCTATCAAGGGCCTGTCCGTGGAGCTGCCGGAGAATCTCACCGGCAGCGAGAAGCAGATCGCCTGGGCAAAGGACATCCGTGAGAAGTACGCGCTGATGATCCAGCGCGAATACGTCAACGAGGCCGACGACGATCTCCGCGTCTACTATGTCAAGGTGCTCGACGTGATCATCGCCGAAAATCCCAGCGCCAAGTGGTGGATCGACAATCGCGTCCAGCTGAGCAGCGTCTACGAGGGCGGAAAGCTCTACGCTGACCGCATGCAGGTGTGGATGGCTGAATATGAGGCCGAAGACCCCGAGGGCTACGCTCACATGATGGAGATCGCCAACAGCTAAGATAATAAGCCTTCCCGGCCGGGGTAAAGACCGGGAGAAGGAGGGAGCAATGACAAACAGCCAAAAGCGGGCCGCGTTGCTCGCGGAGAACAAGCAACTCTTGGCGGAAATGTACTGCAAATTGGACAGCATTGCAGATAACGCAACACTGTCTGACGCAGAATGTGAAAAGCTCAGTCGGGAAGTGTGGGAAGACTATCTGGCCAAACGTGACCGTAAGTGGAAAACTGCATTTTTTCTGCAGTTTCCGAAGCGCCGTGGATGGTTTTCCGATACGTTCATTCCGTCCTTTGGCGAATGCGCCGGGAGACGGTTATCCCGTAAACAGACGGATGTCGTTGCAAGGTACTGCGTGCCAGATGATGACACATGGCGCACTGGCAATAGCTATTGCCGCGCTGGAGACAAGGCCGTTACGCTCTGTATCCCTAGGTACTCCAGAGGCATTGGGTACCTAACTGTAGCCACAATCTGACGATCACCCGCCCCGGAGGTTACGAGGGCAGGAGGGAAACACCATGACAGGGAAAGCTCTTGAAATCATGAAGTACTGCAACTGCTCGCTGATTACCCTTGGTCCGAATGTAGGAAAGATGCAGATCGTCCCGGAAACGCCTGAAGGAAAGAAGATCTGCGGCGAGATTAACAAGGGCATGTGGCGCGAAGAAGCGCTGGAAATCAAGGCGCACCTGATCGCCGAGCAGGAAGCGCAGCGCGCCGCTGCTGCCGCCCGCGAAGCAAAGATCGCCGCGATTGAGGGGCTGAAAGAGATCAAGACTGCGATCTATGACCGCCAGCGCTATCGCCGCGAATTTAACGCCATGATGGATTATGAGTTTAACGATGGCGCGTGCCCGCCGAAGCCGCCGAAGGCAAACGTTGACGAGCTCATGGCGAAGTACCCCCGCGCTGCTGCATACATCAAAGCGGAGAATTACAGCTATGCAGCGCACGACGTAAAGTCCAAGGCCGGCAAAATAGCCCTTGAAAAGATCATCAACGGTGAGGACTACGCCGCGGCTCTGGCCGACATGGAGGCCGAGTGGAGCGCATACGTCAACGAGCACATGTGGGACTGAATTACCTCATCACTCAAGCCCTCCCGGCCGGGCGAAAGACCGGGAGAAGGAGGAAAAACTATGAATAAGCAGATCAGTCTGGACAACGGACATGCCTACCTTAGCGCCGACGAGGCGATGGCTGAAATCAACGCCCGCAACCTGTGGGACGCCATCGTTGACCTGATGGATGACAAAGTCCGTGAGCAGGTGAGTACAGAGCTTTCCCCGTGCAGCAATGACGAGTTTCTGGCCCGCTACCTTGAGCTGGCCGATTACGATCTGGTCATCGGCTGAGCCTATAACAACCATGCCCGCTGAAAAATATCAACGGGCATGGCGCCTCCATCGCGAGAGGCGTTGATTTAAATACGGCGGAAGAGCCGCTACAATGCATCACAAATCATGACTAGAAATGAGGTAATCCAATGCGTACTGACCCAAGGCCCAACAGCAACACGGGCAGCAGCCCCATCGCCCAGCGCCGAATCGCGCTGGGCATGACCCAGAAGCAGCTCGCAGAAGCCGTTGGATGCTACCCAAAGGACGTCAGCCGATGGGAGATTGGCAAGTGCGAACCGCGCATCAACGCCCTTCTCAAACTGGCTGAGGCGCTGAATTGCACGGTGGACGAGCTTATCCAGATTTACGACAGCCCCAAAGGCTGAATCAGGACAACAAAAAGACCGTCGAGACTCTCTCGACGGTCTTTTTGTTGTCAGTCCTAATCGCTCCAACAGTGTCCAGTGCATCAACCGTTTTATTTCAATCCACAGTGTCCAGCAACAGGACAATTACGCTCGGTGCTCCGAGCCTGACAGCCGCCATCTCTGACGACACCTATATATTAACACATCAACAACGCCTTGTCAATACTCTGACGGGCGTTATTTTCATTTTTGGCCGGATTTCCGCAAGTATACTTTTCTTTTTTATGTATCTTTTGTTTTGTCCTAAGTCATCCCAAGATAGTTCCAAGTTACTCTTAAGTTTTGGGCGTTCACTCTTTAGTTTACTCTTCACTTTTTTTGATTTTTCCCACAAACCCCGCATAGCTTCCCGCGCCTTTCTGCCGCCCATGCGAAAATAGCATCAGAAAGCGAGGTGCAACGCATGGCATACAGCTATCCTTTCGCCCAGCCCAGCGTGCCGGGCTATTTCAACACCAACTACATGCCCCCTCAGCCCCAGATGATGCAAATTGCGCAACAGGTGCCGCCGCAGAACAGCAGCGCGCAGAGCAATGTGTCGTGGATTTACGTCAACGGCGTGCAGGGCGCGCGCGACCACATCGTCCAGCCCGGACAGACGGCGTGGATGATGGACAACAACGACCCGGTCATCCACGTCAAGGCCGTGGACAGCATGGGTACGGCGACGCTAAAGTCGTTCCGGCTGCTTGAAATCGACCCGCAGGCCCAGACGCAGGCCGCGCCCGCGCCCCAGATCGACGTATCGAAGTTTGCCACAAAAGACGATATCAAGGCCGTGTCGGACAAGCTGGCGCAGCTCGAAAACGCGCTGGGAGGGATTAACGTATGAGCAACCCTCTGATCGGCCTGATGGCCAAGCAGGCCAACGCTCAGGCCCCCGGATTGCAGATGCTCCAAAAATTCAAGGAGTTTAAGAAAATGTGGTCTCCGCAGTCCGCGCAGCAAAAGCTCAATGACATGCTGCAAAACGGCGAGATCAACGGTCAGCAGCTCGAACAGGCGAAGCAGATGGCCGAGCAGATGCAGGACTTTTTCAAAAAATGATTCTTTCGCCCGGAGCGCTACGGGCTGAGGATAAATATCAAAAAGGAGTGACCTAAATGGACAATATGACCCTTGCCGACATCGCAGCCGTGACTAATAAGGATCGCAACTGCGACGGTTTCTTCGGCGACGGCGGTTTCTTCTGGATCGTCGTGCTCTTCCTCGTGTTTGGCATGATGGGCGGCGGCCTGTGGGGCAACGGCAATTCCGGCCTTCAGGGCGCGCTCACCCGCGGCGAGATGGCCGACGGCTTTAACACCGCCGAGATTCTCCGCAATCAGAACGGCCTTATGCGCGACCAGTTCGGCGTGCAGCGTGACGTGCTCGAGAACCGCTACAACACGCAGCTCGGCTTGGCCGGCATCGACAAGTCAATCATGGAGAATCGCTTCGCGTCCCAGCAGTGTTGCTGCGAGACGCAGAAGGAGATCATGCAGAACCGCTACGACGCGGCGCTGCAGGCTCAGGCCATGCAGGCCCAGCAGGCGCAGTGCTGCTGTGACGTGAAGACGGCGATCCACGCGGAGGGCGAGGCCACCCGCGCGCTCATCAACGCCAACACCATGCAGGAGCTCCGCGACAACCTGCAGGCGGCCCAGCTCCAGCTCGGCACGCTGTCGCAGACCAACACGCTGCTCTCGGCCATCAACAAGACCCCTGTCCCGGCGTATCTGACGTGCAGCCCGTATCAGTCGGGCTACAATCCCTACGCCGCGCAGAACTGTGGAAGCTGCGGAGCCGGTTACGTCGCGTAACCAACTGACATACGCGTTATAACAGCGCCTGCGCCCGTCCGAGCCATGCGCCGGGCGGGCGTTATTAATGGAAGGAGAATAATATGTCCTGTAATTGCAAGAACATCCACCAGAAGTCTGCGCAGGCCGCATACAACGCCGCTTTGCAGACCTACACCGCTGAGGGGACGACCATCAGCGTGCTCGGCACCCAGATCACCGACACCGGCTGCTCCATCACCACCCAGAGCGGCGGCTTCCGCATCAACGCCGGCGGCCTCTTCCGCGTCAGCTATGAGGTGACCAGCACTCCCGGCGCGGCGGGCGCTCAGGTGCTCCAGCTCTACAACGGCTCCACGCCCATGCCCTGCGCGATGACCACGGATACCGTGGCGGCGGGAGGCGAAATCACCCAGCACGTGGAGACGGTGGTGCGGCTGGCCACCTGCTGCGCGATCCAGCCCGTAATCAGCGCGCGCTTGAGCGGCGCTGCCGGAACGGTCAGCCACGTATGCGCCAGCGCGGTCAAGCTGGCCTAAGGAGGCGCAGATATGAAGATCATCAAGCGCCTGAGCAACGACATCGCAGGCAACATCGAGGAGGCCCGCGGCAAAATCCGAACGGCCTACGACCTCAAGGCGGAGCATCCCGAGGCCGCCGCGTGGTATCGCGAGATGGCCGCGGCCCACATCAATTTCAACACCAACGGTCACGCCGCGGTTAAGAAGCTGATCGAGGGTTACAAGGCCTCCGAGGAGTACAAGCGCAACCCCGCCTACGCCGACGGCATGATCGCCGCGTGGGAAGCCATCCACAACGACCTCATCGCCAAGACCGCAGAGGTTAAGGCGATGATTGATGGGTGGAAATGAGTTACGGGTGGGGCAAAATCCCCACCCACTTTTCCACCCGCCTCGACTCCGAATACACTTGCTAAAATTCCGGCATACCCGTAAATTATAAAGGAATTACGGGTATGCCGGAATTGTTTCGGCTGCACTTTTTATTATGCCTTGACTTCATCCCCGGGCATATAAAAAGCCAGAACCATTGCGCTGCAACGATTCTGGCAGATATTATTATTCTTTTCCACCCACATTTCCACCCACATTGCCGATAATCTTCGTAAAAACGCCGTCTACAATACTCGCAGCACGCTCTTTTTCCCCTTCGACTTCATGGCCATAAATGCCATAAGTATCCATCGCTTTTGAATGCCCAACGACAGCCTTCATTAGCTCGAGCGGGAGGTCTGCTTTGTTTACAGAAATGAATGTATGGCGCAAATCGTGCAAAGATGATTGAATGTCGTTCTGGCGCGCGTATTGTTTCCACGTAGCGTAAACGTGCTTTGGGCTGATCCTTTCTCCATATTTGTCCGGGAAAATCCACTCAGATGCAATTATGCCTTCGCGCATCAGCATTTCCTTTTGATCTTTCAGCACACGCATTGCCACGTCGGACAACACGATTTCGCGCCGGGCATTATCATTCTTGGCGGACGTCTCCTGACCATATGAGTTTATGCTCCGCTTTATACTTAGAACGTTACCTACAAGATCATCTTTTTTAAGCCCGCAAAGCTCTCCGCGCCTCAACCCGGTCACGACAAAAAAACGCCATGCGTAAATATCACGGGCAAAAACAGGCTTCTTGCGCTGGATAACAGTATCTTTTTCAAACAGCAAACGGATTTCTGTAGGCTGCAATATGATCTTCTTTTTCCTCGGTGCGGCGCTGTTCGGGATTGTTAGTTTTTTCGCGTCCTGTTTTTCTATTTTCCACCTGTTTGATTCTGCAAAATGAACGAAGCTCACGATTGCAGTGCGCACGTTGGAGCACGTCTGCCTTGAGAGGCCCGCATCTGCCGCGCGTAAAATGCAGCGTTGCCACATTGCGTTCGTGATGGTCGACAGTTTCCGCGCCTTAATTTCTGGGATGACGTAAGAGCGCATTATCCACTCGTGGTCTTTGTAATTACATAGACTTGTCCTGCGCTGAATATCGTCCAGATACATCTTTACAGCAACGTCAAAGCGCACATCCTCAGTTCCGCTTTCCAGCCATTCGTCCGCCTTTGCTTCGGCCTCGTGCTTCCCTTTTCTTCCTTTCGTCGAGGAAGTAAACGCCTTGCGCACGCCGTTTCGCTGCACCTTGATTTGCCAATACTTCTTCGATTCGATCCATATCGCCTCGGCGGTTCTCTTTGTAGACATATCCACCCTCCTCATCGTTGTATCATTTTTTCCTGCGCCTGTAAATAACCCGACGTTTTCCGTCAATCGTCTTTATAGCTTCGAACAGCTCCATTTTTTCGTCGATCTTTATAAAGCGCGCAACCCAGCAGGTTCCTCCCAGCCTTACATAATCCGGAGCTTCTATTTTTGTGCGGCGCCATTTTATTACCTTTCCTCCGCAAAGCTCGTTTTTATCATATTCCAGCACGCCAAACAAATCCTCGTCAAAAGCAAAACCAATAGTCATGCAAGGATTTGGCATTTTACCATTATATTTTGGCCCGAATTGAGCAGTCGTGTTACATTGCCCTCTACTCTCTACATAACTAAAATCAAGCCATAGTCCATCCGTCTCGACATGCGGAATGTCAAAAGCATCTACCTCAAGTGCATTTGCCAGCTTTACCATCTCGACGGCATCGCGCTGTACGATGCTCCGATTGTGTTCCCCGTCAATTTGGTACGCGTTGTTTATAAGCTCTGAAAAGGCGCTCATGTCGAAAATGCTAGAGTAATCTTTTTTCGTAATACGCTTTCCGTCACGATCTTTCAGATACGTGCTCCGCTTCGGAATGATCGTTTTTTCCGGTTTCGAAGGCTTACAATTCCCACGGCTTCCCGTAACTGCATTCGCGACCGCGGCAATTGCCTCACTAATTCCCTGACACGTTGCGCACAGCCCATCGCCATTTACGCGGACAAACAGCCCGTGCCGCCCGCATTTTACACATTTTCCCACGCTCTTGTCCTCCCATATCTCTGGAATTCAAGCGGTGACGGATCGTCACCGCTTGAATCTCATCTTATCCATCCCACCGTCGGAACCATCCAGTCGACGACAAACATCAACACGATCAGCCCCATCACGATGTAGGAAATGGCCATCGCTATCCTTGCGCGCCGGCGCTCATAGGCGATGGCCTCTTCGGCGCGCTGGTGATCCTCCGTGGCGATTCTGCCCCTTTGCTCAATCCGCTCGTTCTTTTCGTCCAGCCGCGCTTCCAGCCCGGCGATCACGGCCTTGTAGGCCTGATCCGCGTCTCCATCGGCCTTGTGCTCGTCCGCTCTGATCCCGGCCATCTCGTCCAGACTGCCGCCCAGACAGACGACCAGCCTGCGGAGAATCTCGTAGCTCGCGGACTCGTCGTCCAGCGCGGAAAAGTATTTCCCGATAGTACCGATTGGCACGCCCGATTCATCCGCGATCTGCTGCTGCGTGTACCCTTTCGCCTCCTTCAACTGTTTTAGGTACGTCGTAACCCTATTTTCCAATGCAGTGCGCCTCTTTTCTCCTCTCTTATTCGATTCTTCCCACAGGAAGAATTGTTCTTCTCACAAAAAGTGAATTCTTCTCCGATTCTTCTTACGGTCTATTGCTCTTCCCAGCTGCATATCCTATACTGTCGCCAACAAGCAAACGGAGGTGCGACGCAATGCGAGGAAAGATGCGATCTGCCAAGGCGCTCATGGAGCTGTGCAACCGGCTGTCCCACGACGGAAAATTCCAGGTCATGTTCGTCAGCGATCCCACGCGCCCGGAAGTATTCGAGTTCTTCACCGTCTCAGAGCCGCTCACGCGCTACGTCAACCTGTGCGCCCGCCCCGGCGCGAAAATCTCTCAGGTGCTTCCGTCCTCCTGAGAGGGCGCTTCTACGGCCTCCTGCGCGGCGTAGTCTAAAACGTTTCCGAGCATGTTCCGCGCGGGTCCGTCCAGCGTCCTGTATTTATAGAGCACGTCCTTTTCCTCCGGCGATACGGTCACCGCCGAAATTTCCGCAGCCGCAATTTCGTCGCAGAACAAAAAATCCGCATCGACGTTGTAAACTTTCATTAGCTGCAATATTTTTGAGATGCCCGGCTGGGATTTTCCCGTCTCGTATTTGCAAATTGTGGACGTTGGAATCCCCGTCAGATTGGAAACGTCCCCTTGCGAAAGCCCCATGGCTTCCCGGGCCTTTCTGAGCTGTGTGTTGAACACAATTCAAGCCCTCCTTATTATCCTGTCTCTATTTATATTTTATTTCCAAAGTCAAGATTTGTCAAGATAAAAATTGCATTTGGTGCAATTTTTTTGCTAAACCTATTGACATATTGCATTTAATGCAATACACTATTCCCGGAAGCTACTGAAAAACCGTTGAAATATAAATTTATGTATTGCAAATAATGAAAATGGAGGGATGTATTTGCCCGCTACGAAGAACATCAGCGAAGCCAACGGAGCCATGCCCCAGACGATCCGAGACATCATCTCGGCCCGCGGCCTGAAGATGAGCCACGTCGCCCGGCAGGCCGGAATTTCCCCGGTAAATTTCTCAGCCATGCTGACGGGCCGGAGGCTCATCAAGATCGACGACATAGTCCGTCTGGCAGTTACGCTGAACGTTTCCCCGAACGTGCTGTTCGGCCTCGAAAAGAGCGCCTGAGAAGAAGGAGGTCATTGAAGATGAACGATCTGAAGGTTTTCCGCAACGAACAATTTGGCGAAATCCGAGGCGTTGAGATCGACGGCGAAAGCTGGCTGGTCGGCAAGGACGTTGCAGAGCGCCTGGGCTACCTTAACCCGAGCAAGGCCCTGAACGACCACGTTGACCCGGAGGACAAACTCAATAACGAAACGTTATCGAGTTTGGGACAGCGCGGCGGCTGGCTCATCAACGAGTCCGGCTTCTATTCTCTCGTTCTCGGCAGCAAGCTCCCCGGCGCGAAGCAGTTTAAGCGCTGGGTCACGAGCGAGGTTCTACCGGCCATCCGCTCTCACGGTGGCTATCTCACGCCCCAGAAGGTCGAAGAAGCCCTCCTTAACCCGGACACGCTCATTCGCCTCGCCACCGAGCTGAAGGACGAGCGTGCCCGCCGCAAGGCCCTCACAGAGCAGATTGAGAAGGACGCTCCGTACACGGGCTTCGGCAAGGCCATCGCGGCAAGCAGCGACGCGATTCTCGTCGGCGAGTTTGCCAAGCTCGCCTATAACAACGGCGTTCGCATGGGCCAGAACCGCATGTTCCGCTGGCTGCGGGAAAACGGCTACCTCATGAGCAATAACCAGCCGTACCAGAAGTACGTCGATCAGGGTCTCTTTAAGATGAAGGAGAGTCCAGTTACGACGATCTCCGGCAGCTTCGTGCGCACGACGACGCTCATCACCGGCAAGGGGCAAATGGTGCTTCTGCGCCGCCTCAGAGCCTCGTAAGGCCCGAAAGGAGATGCCATTATGTCCAGACCCTACGCCAAACTCCGCGGGCTGATGCGCGAAAACGACGATACGCAGGCCGACCTCGCCCGGCTCCTCCTGCTCAGTCCCCAGTCCGTCAGTGACAGAATGAACAATCGCGCAGAGTGGAAATTGGGCGAAATGTATGCCGTCCTCAACCGCTACTACGTCCCCCACGACCAGCTCAACGAGGTTTTTCCCATGGGCGGAGCCAGTGTTCAGCCCGGAAAACACCTCTTCCGGGTGCTCGATTCCGGCTCAAAAAACCCTCCGAAAAAGCTCCGTCGGGCGTGATTTTTTGCGTCATTTTTGCAATGCAGTTGCATTGACATTGCATAGCAGTCGCATTGCAGTTGCATTGCAAACTCAGATGATTTTGCATCGGCTTTGCATCACCCTTTGCAATGCAGTCGCAATGCCGTTGCAATGCAAAGCAGTATCCATGTTGCAATGCAACTGCAATGCAAGGCTTATGCAAAAAAATGGCTTTGCATCGAACTTTTTGAAATATAAAGCGTTCGGCACAAAAAAAGTCCCGCGAAAAACGTCGTCATAATTTCTTAACATGCGATTTTTCGACGACGATTCGAGCGGCAAAAAAATTTTTCGCAGAAAAAATCCGAAGCGAAGCGCGAAAAAGAATTCTCGAAAATTCGATCTTTGAAAACTTAAAAAGCCCGAAAACCATTGGTATCACGGCGTTTTGCCGTCATGCAGTTGCAATGCAATTGCATTGCAACTGCATTGCAAAACAAAAACGTTTTGCATCGGTTTTGCAATGCAACGGCACGGTAAAATTAAATATAATATATATAATAAGCAAGCAGCAATAGTACTAAATAACTTAGATAGTGAGAGCGTAAAAAACCAGCCGCCGCAACGGAGTTTGCAGGCGGCTGGCTGGCAGAAAAAACGGAAAAACGGAGACGGAATTCGATCACTTGCGAGTCGGATCATCCGTCAGGCCACAGAGAAAATCTGTCGAGCACTGGAAAAGATTCGCGAGTGCGATCAGCTTTTCGTAGGACGGAGTGCGTGTGCCGTACTCGTATTGCTGCCAATGATTCTCGCTCGTCGAAAGCAATTCGGCCGCAGCCTTTTGCGAAAGTCCAGCAGAAAGTCTGAGCTGCTTAATCCTGTCGGCGACGATCTCTTTTGCCATTGTGATACCTCCAAACTTTTTTCAAAAATCTTAACAAAAGGGTTGACACCTGCGAACGCAGGTGGTATAATTAACTCACAAGGTTGAGAGAGGGAACAACCCCGGAGCCTTGAGACCACTCTACCACACCGACAGGCGACTGTCAATCGCGACCGAGACGAGGAGGACGAAACAATGACCACCATGACCTACGCTGAACTCATCACCGCCAAGAAGCGCATCGAGAAGCAGCTCGACAGGATGATGAACGACGCATCGCGCCACATGAGCGATGCCGCGTACTGCGAAAAGCTCGCCGCGAAGATGGACAAGGCCGAAGCAAGCTACGACGCGATCTGCGCCGCGATCCGCAATTTCTGATCGACCGACAAGGAGGACGAAAACCATGACCATCGCAATGCTTAATTCCAAGGTCGCCGCGGGCGAGCTGATCGCCCATCACACCGCCAGCCGCCGCGGCTACGCCTCCCGTAAGGCCCCCGAGGGCCGCGTCGAGAGCTACTCCGGCAAGTTTGGCCGCGGCTACGTCCGCGTCACTCCCCGCTGGGACACCACGCGGTACGTCACCGTCGAGTACTACGTCGAGGCCTGATGCCGCATCATGGATTTCTCGCCGGGTTGTCGGTAAGCCCGGTAAGATAATCCAGCGACACACCGAAATGCTTCGCCAGAGCGACAAGAGCCGACACCTTCGGCTCGTGTCGGCCGTACTCGTAAAACTGGTACATGGCGACGGATACGCCGGCAAATTGCGCCGCCTGAGTTTGGGTCAGACCGAATTCAGCCCTGAAACGCTTGAGAGCGTCCTTGACCTCCACGATACCACCTCCAAGAAAATGTCCCGCAATGGGTTGACACCTAACATTTTAGGAGCTATAATAAAAACACCTAAGATGTTAGGCACATCCAACGGAGAAAGGAGCGAACGATGAACCTGAAATTGCGAGCCGAGCGAGAGAAGTCCGGCAAGACACAAGCCCAGCTCGCGGAACTGGTCGGAATCTCGTGCCAGATGTACCAGCGCTACGAGTACGGCCAGAACGACCCCAGCGTGCGGACGGCAATCCGCATCGCCGACGCGCTGAACGTGAGCGACGTGAGAGAGCTGTTCAGCACGCCAGAATCATAACACAATCCCGCGGCAAATGCAAGGGAGGCACATACATGGCACAGTGGTTTGGAATCGCGTTCGGCACGGCGTTTTTGATCTGGGTAACCCGCCCGGGAACGCCGGTCCGCCGCAAGACGCACATCTGGTTTGACCGGGCCTGAGCGCCCGGAGGAAGGAGAACCCCATGATCTGGATCGTAAAAGACGCCGCCCATTTCGACGGCTCCGCCAAGACCTCTTTCGCCGAGGGCGGCGCCTGCCCCTACACCGGCAAGACCGCCGAGCAGTTCGCCGCCGAGGGCTACGACGTGCTCAACGACGAGCAGCTCGACGAGCTGCTGGAGCGCTACCAGAACGGCCTCTGCGGCCGCTGGAAGGAAGTCACCGAGGATGAGTTCAACGAGCAGCTCAACGTCCTGCCGCCCATCGGCTGGAACGGCTCCGGCTTCTGGATGTCCGAGTTTACCTACGGCGACGTGACCGCCTACTACCAGCGCTTCGGAGGCAGGTATTACACCAGCCGCCAGAGGAGCACCACCCCGCGCGGCGAGATTCTCGACAGCCTGTCGCGCTATATCGAGTCCGCCGCGCAGCCCGACCCCGCGTCGCCGGAAGGAGGCCGATAACCATGCCGGAATCCATCGAGCTGAAGTACCTCGACCAGCTTCCGCACCGCCTCGCCCCTCAGCCGCGCGACACCTGGAAGCGGCGCGTCATCGAGGAGTTCCTAACCAGCGGGCACCGCTACGCCGAGATCGTCGGCGCGGGCACGTCCGCGTACATCACCATCCGCAAGCATGTCCGGGACAATGACTACCCCGTCGAGGTCGTCTCCCGGAACGGCAAAGTGTATCTGTGCAAGGAGGTCGACTGAATGCACCTGTATCTCAACGCGCTGCACATCGAGAATTTCAAGGGCGTGCGCAGCGCCGATTACCGCTTCGGCGATGAAACCCGCATCTGTGGCGGCAACGCCACCGGCAAGAGCAGCATCGTGGACGCGTTCTGCTGGCTGCTCGGCAACAAGAACGCCAACGGCGACGCGCCCGGCTCGGACAGGTTCCGCGAAAAGCCGCTGGACGCGAACGGGCAGGAAATCCACGGGCTGGACACCAGCGTCACCGCGGACTTCACGCTGGACGGCAAGCCCTTCGTCCTCCGCCGCCTCCAGCGCGAAAACTGGGTCAAGAAGCGCGGAGCCGCCGAGGCCGTCTATCAGGGCAACGCGTCCACCTACTGGATCAACGAGGTCGAGACCAAGGCGGCGGACTTCGCCGACCGCATCAACGCCATCGCCAGCGGCGACATGTTCCGCCTGCTGACCACCCTCGGCGCGTTTAACGCCATGGATAAGCGCGACCGGCGCGCCATGCTCCTGTCCATGTCCGGCGTGGACGTGGACGCGGAGCTGCTCTCCCGCCCGGAATACGCGCCCATCGCCGAGGAGCTCTCCCGCGTTGGCTGCGCCGTGGACGATCTGCGCAAGGTGCTCGCCGACCGCCGCTCCAAGCTCGCCAAGGAGCTGCAGCTCCTCCCGGCCCGCATCGACGAGGTGCGCCGCATGCGCCCCCAGTACGGCGACGCGGAAATCCGTGACGCGGAGTACAGCCTCCGGGACGCGGAGAAGAGCCTCCAGAGCTGCGAGGAGGCAGCCGCCGCCCTCAGGGCCGGAAACGGCGAGGCCGCGGAGCTTCAGCGGGAAATCCTCTCCGTGGAAACGGAGCTGATCGCCGCCAAGCGCCGCCTGTCCGACGACTTCAACGCCCGCCGCGACCGCCTCCGCACCGCCCTGTCCGACGCGATCCGCCGCTCGGATACCGCCCGCCGCTCCGCAGACAGCTTCCGCCGCACCGTCGAGGACGCAAAGCGCAGCGCCGCGGAACTGGCCGACCAGCTCGACCAGCTCCGGGCCGACTACAGGCGCGTCTACACGGAGGCCTGCCCGCCGCTGGATATGGCAGAAACCTGTCCCACCTGCGGCCAGTCCATCCCAACGGAAAAGATCGCCGACGCGCTGATAAAGCACCGGGCCGCCCACAAGGCCGACAGGGCCGCGAGGCTGGAAAAGATCAACGCGCGCGGTCAGGAGCTCAAAAAGCGCGAGCAGTACGTCTCCGAGCGCCTGAGGGCCGCCGAAGAGGATTTGCAGCACGCGGAGCGGGAAGTAAACGACGCTGATACCGCTCAGACGGCCGCGAAGGCCGCTCTCGCCGATTTTCCTGCCGAAGTCGATTATTCTGTTGACCAGAATGTCGAGGCGCTCCAAAGCCGCCTTACGGGCCTCAGAACGGCAAAGACCGAAACGCCCGATTTCCGCGCCCGCCAGTTTGACGACCGGCGCAGCGAACTCAAAGCGCGAATCGCCGCCGCGAGGGAGACCCTCGCCAAGCGAGACCGGGCGAAAGAGGCCGACGCGCGCATCGCCGAGCTGGAGGCCCAGCAGACGCAGATCGGCCAGCGGCGCGCCGAGGTGGAGGTGCTCATCTCGGATGTGGAGCGCTTCGTGTCCGCCCGGTGCGGACTCTTGGAGGAGCGCATCAACGAGCAGTTCCCCACGGTGCGCTGGAAGCTCTTCGACCGCCAGATCAACGGAGCGCTGGCGGACTGCTGCGAGTGCATGATCCCCGGAGACGGCGCGCTCGTGCCCTACGGAGGCGCGAATACCGCCGCGAGGGTCAATGCGGACATCGAGATCATCGGCGTGCTGTCCCGCCGCTGCGACGTGATCGCGCCGCTATTTGTGGACAACGCCGAGCGCGTCAACTACGTCGCCCGCCCCGCCGGGCAGCTCATCACCCTCAGCGTGGACAATTCGCCCGCGCTCACCGTCACCACCGAAAACGTCAGGGAGGTCGCGTAAATCATGGCAAATCAGCTCACCGTCCGTCAGGCCAACATCAACCAGATGAAATCCCTCATCGCGTCCGACAAGATCAAGGCGCGCATGAACAACCTGCTCGGCAAGGAGGCCGGAACGTTCCTCGCCTCTGCCCTCGATCTCTACACCAGCGATTCCAAGCTCAGCCAGTGCGACGCGACCCGCGTCATGGCCGAGTGTATGAAGGCGGCGGCCCTGAAGCTGCCCGTGGCGAAGTCTCTCGGCTTCTGCTACGTCATCCCATACGGCAACGTGCCTCAATTCCAGCTGGGTTATAAGGGCCTGCTTCAGCTCGCCCAGCGCAGCGGCCAGTACAAGTACCTCAACGCCGATGCGGTCTACGAGGGCGAGGTCGTCCACTACAACCGCATCACGGGCATGATGGAAATCGCGGGCGAGGCCACCAGCGATACGCCCATCGGATACTTCGCCTATTTCCAGCTCCTCAACGGCTTTGAGAAGTGCGTGTACTGGTCTCGCGAGAAGGTAGAGGCCCACGCCAAACGCTTCTCCAAGGCGTGGAGCAAGGCCGATTCTCCGTGGCATACGGACTTTGACGCGATGGCCATCAAGACCGTCCTCAAGGCTCTCATCTCCAAGTACGGCGTGATGTCCGTGGAGTTTGCGAGCGCCATCTCTCAGGACTACGAGGACACCATCGAGGCCGAAGTTACAGAGAACGCCAACGGCGCGCCCGTGACGCTGCCGAAAGCGCCCGCCGCCGCCATTCCCGCCGACACCCAGCCGATCCAGACGGCCTCCGTGGAGGCATCGGAAATCGAGCTTGAGATTCCGCCGGAGGAACCCGAGCCGGAGCCGGACGCAGCCGGAGAGCCTGACTTCTGACCATGCGCCTGAAAGTGATCGGCACAGGCTCCGCCGGAAATGCCTACAGGCTCGCCGCCGGGGATTCCGCGCTCCTTCTGGACGCGGGACTCCCGGCAAGGCGGATCATCCGCGAAATGCGCGGCCTGACAGGGCTTTGCGGCTGCCTCGTCACCCACGAGCACGGCGACCACATCGCAGGCGCGCGCGATCTCGCCCAAATGGGCGTGGACGTTTACGCAACGCCCGGCACGCTGGAGGCGGCCCGCCTCTCCGAGCCGCGCGTTCGCCCCGTCAGGATGCTTGAGCCGCTGGAAATCGGCGCGTTTACCGTTCTTCCCTTTCCCACGCAGCACGACGCGCGTCAGCCCTGTGGATATCTTGTGCAAAACCGCGGCAGCGGCGAAACGCTGCTGTACGCCACCGACACCTATTACCTGCGAAACACTTTTCCCGGCGTGAATTACTGGCTCGTCGAGTGTAACTATTGCGACGACGTCGCCAAGGCCCAGATGGAGGCCGGAGAGATCGGAAAGGCCATGCGAAACCGCCTGCTCGGCAGCCACATGTCGCTGAAGCGGCTCGAGGATACGCTCGCCGCCAACGATCTGACCGACACGCGGAAAATCGTCCTGTGCCACCTGTCCGACGCGCGAAGCGACGAAAGGCTCATGGTGGACGCGATCTCCGCGCTGACGGGAATCGACACCGTCGCCGCATCCGCCGGAATGGAAATAGACTTGAATCTCACCCCGTTTTGAGGAGGGAGCACCGTGAAAGACCTGTATTTCAGTCACGACCGCAACGCGCTCAGCGACAACAAAATCTCCGAGCTGCGCGGAATTTACGGCATGGAGGGCTACGGCGTGTTCTGGGCGCTGTTGGAGGCCATGAGCCGCACGGCGAAGCTCGAGCTGGAGCGTTCCGACCGCTGCATCGGCGGCCTGACGATCAGCATTCAGCCGTCCTTTGACCTGACCAAGTTTGTGGACGACTGCATCGAGATCGGCCTGTTCTCCGCCACCAAGGAGAAATTCTGGTCGGAATCCCTTAAGCGCCGCACGCGCAGCGCCGAGGAAAAGACCAAAACGGCCCAGAACAACGCGAACGCCCGCTGGAAGGGCAGGAAGGGCGAAAAGGACGAGCCTGCGGAGGAACCGTACGATTCCGTCGCACTGTCCGACCTGATCGACCCGGAGTACAAGCGCGTGACGGACGCGTACCAGACCCAGATCGGCACGCTGCCGATGGGACTGTCGGAGCAGAAGCTCATGTCCTACGTCGAGGATTTGGGCGCGGACGCGGTCATCGTGGCCATCGAGGAGACCAACGCCGCCCAGCCCGCCCGACCGTTTGCGTACCTGAAAAAGGTGCTGGAGGAGTACGCGGCGCAGGGAATCCGCTCCGGAGAGGCGGCGCAGGCCCGGCGCATCGAGCACGAGCGGACGAAGAAGTCGGCGCGCAGCGCATCGGCGGAACCGGCGGCGCAGAAGCGCGATGAACCGCCCGTCGAATTTGTGCGATGAGCAGCCCGTTTTACAACGAGGAGGCCGAGCGATCCGTCCTCGCACTCATCGTCACCGACCCGGGCGCATCGGACGTCATCGCCCAGCTCGGGGCCGAGGACTTCCACAGCGACGAGCACAGCCGCATTTTCGCCGCGGCCCAGAGCCTTTACGCCGCCAAGCGGCCCGTCGATCTGGTCACCGTCACCGACGCGATGAAAACCCTCTACGGCGCGGGTGAACCGGCGCTCACCAACCGGCTCATGGAGATTCTATCCGGCGGAACGTTTTCCGCCGCCTGGAACGCAAAGAGCCACGTGGAAATCATCAAGGCCGCGGCCATGCGGCGAAAGCTGTTTGAAATCCTGAAGACCTCGGAGAACCAGCTCATGGAAGGCGAAAACGACGCGGCGGCGGTGCTGGACGCAACGCGGCAGGCGCTCCGGGACGTGGTCACCACCCGTCACGCGTGGGTCTCCATGGCGGATGTGCTGCTGGACACCTACGACATGCTCGAGCGCCGTGCAAAGGGCGAAGAGCCGTCCATGCCGTCCGGCGTCGCCACGCTGGACACGATCATCGGAGGCTTCCACCGCGGCGAACTGACGCTCCTCGGCGCGCGGCCCGCCGTCGGAAAGTCCGCGCTGGGCGCACACATCGCGCTGGCAACCGCCGCTCAGGGCTATAAGGTCGGCATCTGCTCCCGAGAAATGACCGCGACGCAGTACGGCTCGCGAGTGATCGCCCGCGGCATCGACATTCCCGGCGAAAAGCTCCGCTCCGGCGATCTCGATCCGGAGGACTGGGCGCAGATTTCCGAGAGCCTCAGCCTGTTCTACGCCATGAACGTCTCGTTTATGTTCTCCACGCGCTACGTCGAAGACCTGCGCATGGAGGTGCAAAAGAAGGTGGACGCGAACGACCTCGACCTCCTCGTGGTGGACTACGTCCAGCTCCTCCAGACCAAGCGGAAATTCGACAAGGATTACCTCCGCGTCGGATACGTCTCCAAGGCCCTGAAGGACATGACCACCGACTACAATATCGCCATTCTGGCGCTGGCGCAGGTTGGGCGCTCCTCGCAGGGGACAATGCCAACGCTCTCCGAGCTGCGCGGCTCGGGCGATCTGGAGCAGGACGCGGATAACGTCATCTTTCTGCACAAGCCGGACGACGCGTCCGACAGATACGTCCACCCGGACGACCGGCAGTTTTTTGACGCTTACAAAAACGCCGGATACCAGTACGTCGCCATCAACGTCGCAAAGCAGCGGCAGGGCGTCACCCGCACCGCCGTCGCGCTGTTCGACCCGGCGCGCATGAAATTTAGCTGCATCGATCGGAGGGAGTGAAACGCATGCTGATTCTGGCCATCGACCCCGGAAACATCGATTCCGCCTTTGTCCTGCTCGGAGACTTTTACACGATCTACGACAAGGGCAAGGTCAAAAACGACAGCCTCCTCAAGATCATTGAGGACTACGCGCACTGCTGCAACTATCTCGTCGTAGAGCGCATCGCGTCCTACGGAATGGCCGTCGGAAAGACCGTCTTTGAAACCTGCGAATGGGTGGGGCGCTTTTCCCAGAAGGCCATCGCCAACGGCTACGCGGTGGATTACGTCTACCGCCTCGACGAAAAGCTCGCCATCTGCCACGACGCAAAGGCGGGAGACGCGAATATCCGACGGGCGCTCATCGACCGATTTGCCAAGCACGATTTCAAAAACGGCAAGGGCACCAAGAAAAAGCCGGACGTGTTCTACGGCTTCGCAGCCGACGAATGGGCGGCAATGGCCGTGGGCGTGACGTGGATTGACAGAAGGGAGGAAAAGCCGTGCACACTCGTACCGTTGCAATCCCGGAAGGAGAGCACTGCCTCTTCGCAGGGCGCAAAAGCTGCCCCTTCTCCGCTTACTCCAAGCGTCTGAGCGCGTGCAGCTGCAAACTGTACCACAAGCTCCTCAAGGGCGGCGATACGCCGCGCAGATGCCCGGAATGCGTCGCAGAGGACGAAGCGGAAAGGAGCTGAGGCCCTGTGCTCGTCGGAAGGAAACGGCAGTCCGAAACGGACGCGGTCTACAAGTGCGCGATGTTTCTGAAGCTCTATGCCGCGGCCCGACCGCAGGACGCGGAATTGCGATCCTGCGCGGACGACGCGAAAATCCGCGCGCTGGCAATGCTCTATCAGGACAAAAATCAACTGGATCGCCCGGGAAAATCGCAGGACGACTGCGAATGGTGCGAGGGCGATCCACCCTGCCGCCCGTGCAGGTTTGACACGCCGCAGGCCCGCAGGGAGGCCATCCAGAGACACCTCGGAGGCCGGGCGCTGGAATACCTCCGTCGCTACAGAGAGGAGCGGAATTTCCAATGAGACAGTACATGATCGACTACCGCGAAAGCCATAAAATCAATCCGGCGGCTATGGCGAAGCAGCTCGAAATCTCCCCGCTGCTGCTGGGCTGGCTGGAGGAGAACGACAAGGCCGCCACCCATCCGAAGATCGTCGAGCGCATCGCCGAGGCCTACGGCCTGACCGAGGCGCAGCGCGTCGGAATGCTGCCGGAGAATCACCGTCCCGGCCCGGGCTACGATCCCAATCGATACGCCCTGCCGGAAGAGGTGCTCAGCAATTTTACGGTCATGCCCGGATACGTCCGGGTGTGGGAATGAGAGAAAATGGATGAGAACGGCGGCGAGGCGAGCTGAAAAGAAATGGAGAAGATCCGACTGGACTTGCGATGAACCGCATTGACATGGAAGAGCATTGAGCTGAGCAGACTTGAAACGAAAAGGAACGGATTGGATACGACATGAACCGAAAAGGAATGGATCAGATATGCTGTGAGTTGCTATGGAGTGGAAGCGAGGGGAATTGATTTGAGTCGAGCCGTTATGGAGTAGATGTGAACTGAGTAGAGAAGAGCGGCGAGGGATTTGCACTGCGCTGATACGAATTGCAATGGAAAGGAATGGCTCTGCATAGCTGCGATATGAAATGGCGCGGGGCCAAACAATTGAGGAGGAAAAAACCATGAAGGAACTGAGAATCAGGATCACTCTGACGGAAGAAGCCCTGGGCATGATGCCCGCGAACCCTGAAATCTACCGCGACTACATCGCCAGCAACGCGCCCGACGCGGCGAAGTTGGCGGAGGAGATCAAAGAAAACGGCGTGGACGCGATGGTGGAGAGCGGCACCACCGTTTTCCCGAGGCTGGAGGACGGCCGCCCGTTCTTCTGGGACTATCAGATTCGGGGCATGTTCAAGGATTCCATCGGCATGCTTCGTCGCGTGCCGGGTACGGCGTGCAGCAAGCTCAAGGCCTACAAAAAGTTCGTCGACGGTCTGATTTTTGTCCGGGAGCGCAAAATCCCCGTGGAGGTGTGCGGCGAGATGGGCAACTGTCAGCGCTCGCTGCGAACGGACGGCCCGACGGGCAGCCGCACCGCGTTGGCCAGCAGCGAGACCGTTCCGGCGGGGAGCACGATGACGATGACGATTGTGATACTGACGGACGAGCTGGAGGCGGCCGTCAAAGAGTGCCTGGACTATGGCGCGCTGCGCGGCCTCGGCCAGTGGCGCAATTCCGGCAAAGGCCGCTTCGTGTGGGAGGAAGTATGCTGACTCAGATCATCAAGGCGGTGCTCATCGCCTACATTTTTCTGATCGGCGGCGTCGCCGGTTACAACCTTGCCCTGCTGGGTGGGATTCGGCCTGCGGAGCTTTAACGGAGAGTTTGAGGAGGAGAGCGACAATGGATCGGATCGCAACGTGCAGCATCATTAAGGGCAACGGCGGCGTGGAGGCCTACGTCAACGGCGTGGTATCCGAGGAGCTGCGACGTCAGAACGCCATCCGGGAGGCGGAGGAAGCCGCCCTGCGGGCGGAGCTGGCCGTGACCCGAGCGCGGCGAAACCGGCTGCTGGCCGAAGACCTGCGGCTGCGGCGAACCGTGCGGAAGCGCCCGCTGCGCCAGCGCGTGCGGGACAGGATCGCGGACGGATGGGCGTGGGTGATGGGGTGCATCGTGACGTATCCCAAGCTGATCAAGAGCTGGAAAGAATGATCAAAAATTCGAGGAGGAAGCAATCATGGATAATCGGTTTTACATCGTTCGCGCGGATCGCGCAGGGGTTTTCTTCGGACGCATCAATGAGCGCGTCGGCAGTGAGGTCACTATGACCGACGTTCGTCGCCTGTGGTACTGGAACGGCGCGTGCAGCCTGTCTCAGATGGCGGTGGAAGGTGTGAAAGAGCCGCGCACCTGCAAGTTTACTGTCGTTGTCCCGGAAATGACGATTCTCGGGGTCATCGAAATCATTCCGGCCAGCGAAGCCGCTGTGAAGAGCATTGGAGGCGTGAAGCCGTGGAAGCTATAAAGCAGTTTTTGAGCGTCAGTATTGGCTCCGGCTACGGCTACGGCGATGGCGACGGCGACGGCGACGGCTACGGCTCTGGCTACGGCTACGGCGACGGCGACGGCGATGGCTCCGGCTCCGGCGACGGCTACGGCTCTGGCTACGGCTCCGGCTACGGCTCTGGCTACGG